TCACACCACCCTGTCATCCTGCATCACGCTGTTGATGAAGAACGTCACCCGCCCCATCACCTCAACCTCTTCCGCAGCCTCCCCCTCTATCGCTTCACCATCATCACAAATCAGCGCCCTGCCCATGACTCTGGCAAACTGAGTCCGTCCGCCGCTGAGGATTAGCAGAACCTGATTCTGTACCAGTCTGGTGCACGGCTCGATAACCGCAAAGCCAGACGAGGTTTCGAGGATGCGGCTGTCCATGCCGATCCCGCAGATAATTTCCGGAGATAAACGCGGTGCTACGAAATCAGCCGCCGGTGAAGGAAATCCCATCAGTGCACCCTCCCCATGCTACGCAGGATCCAGTACCTGTTGTCGCTACCGTCTGTCGTCTTGTCAGCGAAGCCTGGCTGATTGCGCTCTATCCAGGCATTCGCTTCTTCGCGCGTATAGTGCCAGTTGAACTGCCGCAATTTCTTTATGAATGCGTCTGTGCTCAGGTAACGATACCCCTTGGGGTTTAACTCTATGGCCGCAACAAACGCGGCATGAATGTCTGCTGTGCGTGGCATAATCACCTCACAAAATTACTGTATGCATATACAGTATCGTCAAATATGAGGGTCGATCAAGTTTCACAGTGGTGCTAAACTTCAGACCTTTCCGAATTGACTGATTTATATAATGTTAAAGCTCTTTGCTAAGTACACATCAATCGGCGTCATTAACACGCTGATTCACTGGGTTGTGTTTGCTATCTGCATATACGTGTTTCACACAGGTCAGGCGCTTGGTAACTTCGCCGGATTCGTCGTGGCAGTGTCATTCAGTTTCTTTGCAAACGCCAGGTTCACCTTTAAGTCCTCGACAACTACGATGCGCTACATGCTGTATGTCGGGTTTATGGGAACCTTGAGCGCAGCTGTTGGTTGGGCTGCCGATAAGTCCGGTATGGCTCCGATCGTGACTCTTATTCTCTTCTCCGCCATCAGTCTGGTGTGCGGTTTTGTTTATTCAAAGTTCATTGTCTTTAGGGATGCGAAATGAAAATTTCTCTGGTAGTTCCCGTCTTTAACGAAGAAGACGCGATACCTATTTTTTATAAAACTGTTCGGGAATTTGAAGGGCTTCAGCAGCATGAAGTAGAGATAGTCTTCATCAATGATGGCAGCAAAGATGCTACAGAGTCGATAATTAACGCGCTTGCTGTTGCCGATCCTCTTGTGGTTCCACTGTCATTCACTCGCAACTTTGGTAAAGAGCCCGCGCTTTTCGCTGGCCTTGACCACGCGACCGGTGAGGCGATTATCCCGATTGACGTAGACTTGCAGGACCCTATCGAAGTCATTCCGCACTTAATTGAGAAGTGGCAGGCCGGGGCTGATATGGTTCTGGCTAAACGCTCTGATCGCTCTACCGATGGTCGACTGAAGCGCAAAACTGCTGAGTGGTTCTATAAGCTGCACAACAAAATCAGTAACCCGCAGATTGAAGAAAACGTTGGCGACTTCCGTCTGATGTCGCGTGATGTTGTGGAAAACATTAAGCTCATGCCAGAGCGCAACCTGTTTATGAAGGGTGTTTTGAGCTGGGTTGGCGGCCGCACTGATGTCGTGGAATATGCACGCGCAGAACGCGTCGCAGGGAGTACGAAATTTAACGGTTGGAAGTTGTGGAATTTGGCACTTGAAGGGATCACCAGCTTCTCTACATTCCCTCTTCGTATGTGGACTTACATCGGCTTGTTCGTGGCTGGTGCAGCTTTCCTCTACGGTGCGTGGATGATTATTGACACGCTTGCATTCGGTAATGCAGTTCGCGGTTATCCATCATTGCTTGTGTCAATACTTTTCCTTGGTGGCATCCAATTAATCGGGATCGGTGTACTTGGTGAATATATTGGAAGGATATATGTTGAAGTTAAGAACAGACCTCGATATATATTAAAAAATAGGGGGGAATGAAATGTTAGAAAAAATAATCACAAAAAAGGAAGCAAAGGTTTTCCTGTTTTTGTTCGTGATTTCTTTTATTTACGTACTCCCTATTTTGAATGCCGACCGATATTACATAGATGACTTAGGGCGTTCAATATGGGGGTATTCAAAGTGGGGTGTAAATGGCAGGCCCTTAGCTGATATTATTATGGCTTCCATTTCCTTTGGGTATCCATTATTAGACATCTCACCACTTCCGCAAATTGCAGGCTTGGCTTTTATTTGCGCTTCTCTTTCTGTTTCATTATGCAGAATTGCGCCAGATTTTAGCCAATCGGCAATCATTGCATCGGCATTGTGCTTCATAATAAATCCTTTTATGCTGGAGAATCTATCTTACAAGTATGATGCACTTCCTATGTTGCTTAGCGCTTCGCTACTTGTAATATCATTCTCGTTTGGAAGGAAGTGGTGGCATTTGCCTGTACCGGCTTTTATGGTCATTTGCTCTCTTTCTCTATATCAGGCAACTCTTACATTATTTGCCTCAATTGCAGTTATTGAGTTTGTTTTTTCAGCACGTGATTTCAGGGGTAAGATATTAGAAGCCATGATAAGGGTCTTGCAGTTAGTCTCAGGATACCTATTTTACAATGCCTATATTGGCCCAAATTTCATCCAAGGGTCATACAATATATCTCACTCAGAAACCATTCTTTCACAACCAGACATGGTCAGCAAAGCAATTGAAAACTCAACCGGTTTCGTTGATTTGATTGACGCATACCTCACCGGCATACCCGATTGGATAATGTTTATTACAGCATCCTTGTCTATTGTTGGATTGGTTTTCTTATTAATAGAATCAGTAAGAAAGGAGTCAGAAAAAAATATATATAAAATAATAGTGACATTCATTATCACTCTGGCGCCGGTTGCTCTAGTTGCGTTCTCATTCGCCCACCTTTCTCTCTTAAAATTTCCGGTTTACGCCCCGAGGGTGATGATATCATTTGGCGGTGTTATGCTTATTATCGGTCTATTGTGCTGTAAGAGCATAATAGGAAGGATAGGTCTGCTGCCATTATTTGTTTTTTCTTTTGTGTTTTGCATTGCTTACGGCAACACTATGAAATCACAAAAGGAATTTGATGGGTACATCTCTGCGGAAATAAGCTCTGTTATCAACAAGCAAAATAATGACTATAAATTCATTTCAATTGCAGGAAAGATGCCAGTCTCTGAGCAATATAGGCTTGCCGTAAGCAAATTTCCTTTAATGAAAGAATTAGTTCCAATCTACATGGACAATGGGTGGGGTTGGGGTTCTGCTCTACTGGCACATTACGGAGCGGATTATAAATTTAAGCAAATCAATCAGGAGATTAAATCAGGCGTGTGTAAAAAAACACCTGTATTCGAATCAACTAAATACGACCTTTATGATCTTGATGACATGATTATTGTAATGTTTAAGGGTTTTAATTGCTAATAACATGGCCGCAAATGCGGCCATTAATTCTACATCCTTTGTATCTTCCATCTTCGTGTTACGGTTGAAATACCACCTTCTACGTAGCATCCATCAATAACATATAATGAATTACAATTAACTGTTGATGAGTGTGAAATGGTGTAAACGATAGCATCAGTAGTACTATCGTAGCCATTGCTTACGACTGCTACCCCTCCAGTGCCCGACGGCATGCCAGTGGTTCCGTTCTCAAAAATCCTTGATCTTAACGTGCCTGAACCGCTTGCAGTTGCCTCAGGTAATGATATAAATATCTCCCATGCCTCATTGTACATATCGAAGTTAGTAACAGAGCTCTTAGAGGATATCTTTAAAGTTAGTTTCATCATCCTTGGAGATGAAGTACCAGATGGAACATAAACCTTAAAAACATCTACAGCTGCTGTTGAGCTATGCAGTTTAGTATTAACGAGAGTTGGCATCAGGGAGTTCCAATCCCTTATCTCTTGCTGTCTCGGATTCAAATAAATTGCGCCAGAGTTTATCGCAGCACCATCCCAAATTCCTGTCCTTCCAAAATCTGGTGAATCAGAGAAAAAGAGATACTGGTTATATCTAGAAAACCATATTTTTGCGTTATTAGAATTCAAAGCAACATTTGGCGAGTTTGAAAACCCGCCGTTAATATAGACTGTAATACTTTTCCCAAAACTACCAACTGTTGAGCCAAGGCGGAACATGCAGTCGTTCATGGTGACATTTTGAGCAATTGATTGTCCCTCAATTACGTATGCACCTCCAGCAGATCCTATATCACCCTCTAAATAACAAGTATTTAGAGTGAAGGTATTGACTGATGCAGTGGTGAAAAATTTTATTCTCGGGCCACCTTTGGTTTCAAAGGAACATTCATTCCATGCTAGAACCTGAGTTGGGCAATAAACTGCAACGCCATTTGCCTGAGGTTCTCCAAGCCAAATGTTATTGAAATCAATATTATTAACTTCTTCCGTTGGGTGATTGAAACCAAGACGAATATGAGCCCCTGTAAGCACAACAGAAGACGAGCTTCGTCTAAACCTAATATTTCGATATACAGAGTACCAGCATTTATCGATATCAATACCGTTGTGGAAGTCCTCAAGGATGCAGTTCAAAACACCGCCATTATCAGAGTTGTAGTAACTAGATATTCCCTTCATTTCTGAGTTATCTTTGTTGCCCTTAAGCACAATTGTATCAACTCTGGAACGGAATCCGTTCAGGGTGATCAGGTAGCCTGGGTTTGTGTTGGCAGAAGCATCAATGGTTGTGAAAAGGTCCTCACCAATTAGAGATGTTCCGTTAGGCAGGACAATGCCTGTTCCTTTGTAAATATAGGTTCCGTGAGGGAAGTACAGGCGACGGAAATTAGTGATAAAACTTGTCCCGGCAAGTGATGAGCAGGCAGCATTGATTGCCGCTGTATCATCTGTCACGCCATCTCCCTTTGCGCCCCAGTCTTTAACGTTAACGTAGTCAGCATTCAGATTGTGCTGTGTTCTCACAACGCTGCCAGGCAGTGGCTGCTTTACCGTGATCAGGGCATCACCGTTACCATCGGCCCCACTAGCCAACATCGACCGTAGCGCTGCGTCTCCGACGCTGACCCAGGCACCAACGCCCGTGCCGCCAGATGATGATGGGGTGGACCCTGAAGGGACCATTTTAGGCAACGCCCCATCCCAGCGGTAATATTCTCCATCAGTTTCATCTTTCAGGATCTGGTTTGGCAGCGTTAACGTAGCGCCATCCTGGAATGTCCCTACCGGAATCCAGCCAAATGCTGCAATAGCCTGCTGCGCCAGCCAGCGCAAACCTTCAATGGTGTAATGCTCATTACCGAAGCGGTCGACATAAGTGTTGACCAGCGACGTTACAAACTCGTCAATTTTCCCTGCATTAAACTTAAGGTCGATAGGTGATCCACTTGGTACAGGCAGGTTGGTAGGTGTAGTAGCCATATTGATTCCATAAAAAACCCGGCGCGGTGGCCGGGTATGGTTGGTCGGGGGCGGTTCTTATTGGTAGATGGCGTCGCTGTATTCCGCGACGGTCATAGATACCGTGTTATCTGTGTTAGGTTTGATGCTGTTGACCGTCCATAGCTGGCAGTCCAGTTCCTCCACTGTCGCAATGAGATAGCGCGACGGGAGCTGTACAGTGTCTCCGTTCCAAATATTGAGCTGAATGTCGGGTATTGCCGCGGTGAAGCCGTACTTCGTGTCGCTGCGGGCCGTCGCCGGATAGCGCAGCGTCGGGTTACCCAGACTGTCGGTCACCAGAACGTACATTGAACCGGTAAACGCGATCGGCTCGCTGGTATCGAAGTTATTCCCGGCGCGTCCGGTGATGTAACCCTGTTGCTGGTTGCTGTCGTAGATATCAGGCATCTGAATGACACTGCCAACCTGGATAATGCCGTCTTCGAACACCTTGGCGTTCATCTTCACCCGGGAGTAAATCAGACGTTTCGTTTCGCGCAGCGCGCGCTCCCGAGCCTGGTACTCATTACGGAAACCGACGATCTCCAGCTTGTTAGGGTTCTCAGCTTCCTGCTCGACGATGGCGCCGTTCAGCACGCGGTAGTTGATGTACGTCTTGTTGTTCGTGGTCGGGTGGACGTATGACACCTGTACGCCGTCATAACCACCAGGCAACGTGGCTTCGTACGTCATTTTGTACTCGTCCGTCTTCATGTTGGCCCGGTTGAATACCGCCGCCGGGTAGTCAACCTTCTGATCACGGGTAAACGTCAGCACGCCGTCATCCCAGTACGCCACCACCGACGCCGCATTGCAGATCGCCTGCACGCGGTCGCCCAAAGAGTCGTTCTCGTCGTCGAACGTGTAGTCGAAGTAGCCCAGACGCTCGTCAGGAAGGCTTTCAGCAATAGAGTACAGACCGTACAGGTCAATGCTGCTTACGGGTTGCTCACCCATAACCAGCCAGGTGTGTGCCACCGCATCGGCGAACGAGCGCGACGGCCGCAGGGTGTAATCCACAGACTGCGCGTCCAGGTTGTACGTAATGGTATGGCGCGTCACCAGTGCGTTATATTTGCGCTCACGGCTGCCAAGAGCGTTCTCTGTCGCCCTGACTTTTACGCGCACCAGCGTGTCGGTCGGGTGGACGACATTCGTACGGATGTTAATGCTGTGGATCTCTTCGACCTTCAGAAGTGACGCGTCACCGGAGTTGTCCGTGCGCTGGAAGCTGACCGCGTACTTCCCGAAGCCGCCCGTCGGTGTGATCTTGTCAGTGCGATAAAATACCTCACTCGTCGACTGGTGCGGCGTCGTCTGCCGGTACGTAAACGTCTGCTGCGTTCCCGGCACCTGGTTGTAGTTGTCGTCGATTTTCCAGATGACAACCTTCCAGTTGGTCTCTTTCTTCCCGCCGAGGCTGGACTGTGTATGCAGCCACAGCTGAGTTGACTCGACCGGGGAAAAGAACGGCCCAACCACCAGCGCCTCGTTATCGTTAAGGATGAATTTCGTGGTGTTGATCGTGGCATTCGCCGGGATGTCCTGCGGTCCTTCGAGCTGGTTCATCGTAAACGTGTACCAGCGCACCGGGTTAACCACTGCACCGTCGTTTGTTTCAACGGCGGAAATCAGCGTGCCGGAGAATGTAGCATCGGTAGTCACGTTGCCGGAGGCCGTGCTGTACGTCACATTGATGGTGAAGGTCACCGCGTGCGGCAGCACCAGCCCCATGAAATAGTCGAACTCGGCTTGTTTCACGATTTTCATCGCTATCTGGCCGCCGGAATACGTTCCGCTGACCACCGTGTTTGCCGTTGCTGTTTCGATAGGGAAGTCGCTGGCTTCGTTCTGCCCAGGGACCTCCTGCCCGTCGACGTCATCGAACCCGTAACCTTCGACGATCTGCGGGATTACTTCACCTGGCTCGAAGAACTGGTATTCAGCGCCGGCCATGCTCCCCAGGCTAGATTCTGAGTAGCGAATAGATTCACGGTCATATTTTCCAATACCGACGCACATCCACTCTGTGACGAACTTCAGGCCGCCATCCGTAGACGTCTGGTGCACGTATTCAAATACCGATTCCTGAATCAGGTCAGGGTACGAACGGATCTGACCGTAGATGTCCGGCTTGGCCTTGTAAACTCGCGCGATATTTGTCTGACCGGTCAGGCTATTGTTGGGTGAGTCGACGGTATTACCGCCGCTGTTCGCGATAGCCGGTTTCGGCGCCAGGAACGAAAAGACCTGGCCAACCACTTTGAATATCGGGCTCAGGATGTCGCCGACAATGCCCTTTGGCTGGTCGAATATCTGGATGTGGTCCAGCTCGCTCAGCTCAAACGCCAGCTCATCATCGTCACCCAACTTTACGCCATTGCGGACAATCAGCAGGTCACGGTGGAAAGTAGCGTCATTGGCCGCCAGCCAGTCATAAAAAAGGGTGCCGTTTGGCACCCTGCAACGCAGCTTAGGCGTTCCTGGAAAATTCGATATCTCAACCAGCGCCATAAGAAAAATACTCCACTTTGGTGAATGCCCGCTGAATGACCAGCAACGAGTCCATGCGCACGCTTCCATTCTCGCCGCGCGAGTGCAGCGCCATCCGGTTCAGCACCAGGCCAACGTGCGCCGGTTGCGCGCCGCGGTACCCGACAAATATCCCGCCCTCTTCCGGTTTATCGGCCTTGCGCCAGAAAACGACGTCGCCCTGATAGCAGGTGAAGAAGTCGGCCCCGGCTTCGTAGTCCGGCGTCTGGTGCAGCTCAATGCCGAGAACGTGCCGGTAATACAGCACCACCAGCCCCCAGCAATCCACCTTTTCGAACGAACACGCCCGGTTTGCCCACGGCACGCCGATCATCCTGCTGATAAAATCAGAGGTACTGAAGTCCCGTGTACTCGACTGGATCATAAAGGCGACCAATATTGTTATTCAGAGGGTTGGTGACGGAGAGCGTGACCGATGCGGCATCAGCATCGATATCCACCGTCTTGACGTAAAGCTGCCACGACTTAATCGGTACCGACACATCGCCGCTGTCGAAGATCTGCCGCGTGGCCGTAATAGCTGTTAGCCGAGCCGCCCCTTTCCACTGCTTCATGAGAGCTTTGATGTCAGACGACAGACGCCCTAACTTCACCGTAGCGTCAATCACCGGAGTACCGCTCTGCTGACTCTCTTCGATTTCAAAGCGCGCTGGCGTGTACGCCTGCCCGCTGAGCGTCTTCGGGAAGAACTGCTTATCGACCAGGCGGACGTAGCCAAAGGATGGATGGTAGAACGTGATGGTGTCGTACAGTCCGCGAGTCGGGCGCTGCTGCTTATAAGCTCTGAAGGTAGGCATCACGGCACTCTCGGTAAAGATTCCGGGTCGCGCCCGTCAGGATAACCCGTGACAACGATATCCAGCCACGAATCCCACGGCGGCGGCAGTTCAACAATGATGTCGTCAAACTCGTCATCGGCGTTGTACAGGTGGTTGGCAATAACGGTTCCCGTCCAGGTCACCACTCCGCCATCGATACTGGTTTGCACCGGCATCTGGGTGAAATGAAGCTCCTGGAGTTGCAGGCCACTACCACCCAGATTGATATTCATCCGGAACCAGTTCAGGCCCCGGTTGAGATAGTTTGGGCTGCGCAGCCACTGCTGGAATGCTCGCTCCTCAGCCAGAGTGAAGATCCACGTCAGCGACCAGGTCACTTTCAGGTCGTCGGTTTGATTCTCGAAGATAGCCGGGCCGACCGCTGGCTGATCGGTCTGGAACCCGGTATCGAGAGTCATGTTTTTGCTGGCCTTCTGCGCCAGCGGCAGCCAGTCGGGATAGTCGATAATTGGCATCAGCCCTGCCCTCTTGGCGTGCGTTTAACGTTCATGTTGCTGGTAATGGCGTTGCTTGCCGGGCCGCCGTTATTCATGTCAGCTATAAAAGCTTCAAGCGTCCATGAACCATCACCGTTCTGTGTAGCCTGAGCATCTACAGACGCGGATGAGTAGTTGTAGATGTTGAGAATCGGAGCACCGCCCCCTCCACCCGAAGTCATGTCCTTATTGCTGATCACCCTGCCGTTGTCGCCCGGTATCATGTACTGCTTACCGGTACTGGCCTGGTAAATCTCAGGTTTCCCTCGCTCACCGACCTGATAAAGACCTCCTGCATTCACCGGGCCGCCATTGTAACGCATACCGGTTAAAGCAAGGCCCTGTGCCAGGCCTACCGTTGAAGCAATTCCTGTCATGGCAGGAACTGAGTTGGCCCCAAATGAAGCGAGGCTAGCCATGGCGGCGGCAGGGGCCCAAGCTGTAGCCAAGATTGCAGCCTGAGATGCTCCAGCAGCAGTAGCTGCTGCGCCCAATGTCTGACCGATAATGAAGTTTTTGAGAGCCTCAACCCCAACCTGGACTAGCGCATTTACCACGCTATTCAGCATCGTGTTACCGAGTGAGCGCATAGCATCCTGAGCTGACATCGTTCCTGTGATCAGTCCAGTTATGACGTTTGATGCGTTTCCGCCAAAGGCATCCACGGCACTCGTTAGCATGCCGAAGCCGATATTCATTTGGCTTAATTCTTGCCACTGAGCATCGAGTCTTTTTTGGCGATATTGCTCCTCAATGCTAGCCCTTACAGCCTCTACCTCAGCTATTTTCTGAGGATAGAGCGCAGCGTACTGGTTGAGTTGCTCAATCTGCTGCTGAAACTGGCTTTCAACGCTAGCCACAGGAGAAGCTTGGCTTTGTAGGCTGCTGAAGTTGGACTGCGCAGCTTGCTTATCTCTTTCTGCCTGGGCTTGCTTTTTCAATGCTTCAGCAGTATCCAAAGCCTGTGCTTTGTACTCTCTTGCCTTCTGTCGCTGTTCATCCGTTGCATCGGCACCAAGAGACATCTCTGCCCTTAGTAGTTGCTGCTCACGGGTTAATTCGCTGGTTGAACCTGCTGCAAGAATAGATTCTTGTCTCAGGGCTTCCAATTTTTCGTTTATCGAGTCCTGCGCTTTAGCGTATTGCTCAGCTTCTTTCTGTGCCGCAGACTTTCCGCCTTTCGCTTTGCCGCCAGTAGCTGAGGCGGTCGTTTTAATCTCGATCGGCTTTGTGTTAGCCGCGGTCTGCGATGCTTTGGAAACAGCGGCCAGGTCGCCAACCAGCATGGCGGCTTTATTACTCAGCCCGGCCAGCGCTTTGTTTTGCGCCTCCCAACCATCAAGCCCAAGCCATGACCAGGTGCGCGCGCGGCGGGTAAACATTTCAGCGGTGCTGTTCAGATCCGATATCTGAGCATCTGCCGACGCCGCTTTACCCACCAGCCGGTCGAGTGCAGCAGTCATTGAATCGATAACCGCAACCAGCCCTGTGCTTGCTCCAGTCGCCTGGTTAACAGAGTCAATCATCGACAGGAATGAGTTTGTCAGCGCGGTATTAGCCTGTGAAAGCGTGCGCGGGAGTTTCTCGAACTCTGCATTCACTGAGCCGGTTTGCTTCTGAATGGCGTTGAGAGCATCTTCTGCCGTCAGTTTCCCGTCCAGCATGAGCTGACGAAGCTCTCCGATGCTTACACCCATCCCGGCGGCAATCTGGCGCGCCAGTTCCGGCATTTGCTCAAGGATGGAGTTGAACTCCTCCGCCCGGACAGTACCTGATGAAATTGACTGGCCGAACTGACGAAGAGCATTCGCCATTTCTTCTGTCGAGGATCCGCCAATGCGACCTATTTTCTGAAGTGTTTCGGTAAGCTGGATTATCTGGCCGTTGGTCGCTCCGGTATCGCGCAACGCCGTGCTGAGAGTCTCCCACAGCTTTGCTGTATCCTGTAGCGAACCACCCGTTGCCGAACTGATGCGCATCAGATTCTGCATAGTCTGCGAGGCTGTCGCTGCGCTACCAGTGAGCCTCTCTATACGCGCGTTGAGCTGGCTCATGTTGTCAGCAGCTACGAGAAACGCCTTACCCCAGTCAACAACGAGTGAGGCGGCAATTGCCCCGGCGACGCGGTTGATGTTCGTCTGCAACTCATCCATCTTTTTGGCTGCATTGGTCGCCGAGTTGCCGATGGAGTCGAGCGACTTATTAGCCTTTCCCTGGGCCTTGAGCAAGCCAGATACATCGGCCTCGATGTCGTAATAAATCTCGCCTGCTTTCTCAGACATCAGTTTTCTCCGGGCATAAAAAAACCCACCGGTTGGTGGGTTTGTTATTCGTGTCGTTTATTGGCATCGTTCGATGTAGGCCGGCGGTGGTGGCGTATCTTTCGAGCTGAGGAAGTGATCACCAAGGGTGTAGTCGACACCTTTTGAGAACATCCCCTTCGATTTCATTTTGAGCTCAACGAAGAATGGATGAAACCCTGCATAGGCCCCAAAACCGTTCTTGCCGTTAATTTCCCCGCAAACTACAGCAAAGACCCGGCCCTCGTCAGCATCCATCATTTTTGCAACTTTCACGTTGCGGAATTGCGCACTGCTTGGATCACGCAGGTTTGCTGAAACTTCAGATTGTGCCAGCGAAATTGCCTTTTCCTCTCCCGGCTTGCAGCCAGCCAGAACCAGTGGAATCACCAAAGCCAACAGTATTTTTTTCACTCTTATCCCCTGAGTTTTATTGTCGAGCCATATTACGCCCGGTCAGGCGATTACGGTACATCCATTATTAACTCAGGCCGCTTTCTTTGCTGATTTTTCGCGCTCAATCATTTCCTGCCAACGGCGATCGTCATCGTCCATAACGGCGTCGTACTCTTCCCTGGTGAAGCCCTTCTGGTCGGGGTATTTGGCGTTAAGCATCATGGCAAATTCGGTCATAGTAAGGTTTTCAGCCTCTTCCCTGCTGATCCCGAAATGGTTTCGCGCCGCCATGATGTATTCAGTCGCATGAAACTCCGGCGTCGTTTCCTTGCTTTCGTGCTTCTGCAACTTACGAACCTTCGCCCGTCCGATAACGCCATGCATGATCAACGACTGAGCTATCAGAATCAGGTTCTCAGGCGGGAGAGCGCCACGGCGCCATACAAACGTTCGCCTTCCAGTGCGTGATGGCTCGTGCCAGCCTGTCAATTCAGAAACGTCCTCGTCACAGCATGACTGAATGACATTAATAGCCGAGAGTAATGCCTCACGCACAAACGCGGCAGAACCTGCCGCATCCAGAGCCCACCGCGGCAGGGAAATGTCACCGAAATAGTGAGCGTAAAATCTGCGCTGTTGCTCTGGTATCGCACTATGAATATCTCGCGCCGCTTCAAGCATCTTTGCCACATCGTCATTGAACAGCGCATAGAAAGTGCGGACGATATGCTCAGGCTCGCCGATTCGCGTCATATTGCGGAACGATGGTCGGAAGAAGTATTCACGGCCGCCAGCACCAATCAGGCACTCGCCAATTTCTTTCAAAGGGGTCATATCGTTCTCCATAACCATTATCAAGGGCAGCACGCCGCCCTTTGTAGTGATTACGGTGCGGCAGTCACGGTCACAGCGCAGGTGTCAGTGAAGTCACCATCAGCAGTGGTGGCCGTAATTGTCGCAGTGCCGGCCGAAACTGCGGTCACCAGACCGGTTGAACTGACGGTGGCAATGGATGGCGCCGAAGTCGTCCAGGTGATTGCTTTATTAGTAGCATCGGTTGGCTGAACTGCACCGCTCAGCTGCTGAGTTGCCCCAACGGCCAGAGATGCAGTTGCAGGAGTAACTTCAACGCCAGTGGCCGCGATAGAATCAGCGACTTCAAACACGACAGTGTCGGCGTCGTAGACCTTCCACTCGCCGGAGAAAGTGGAGATATCGTTGGTACCGAAGTCACCAGACCATGAGGTGGTGTTCATGTAACCCTGGATATAAGTACCGGCGTTCTCACCAGCGAAGTCGAAACGCACCCACAGATTAGGCTGACGGCCAGCCTGGACTTCGTCAAAGATATACTTCGACAGACGCCACGCGCCGATCTCGTTATCTTTATCAGACTTGCGAAACTCACCTTCGCCGGAGATCGTCAGATCCATGTTGTTGACCAGGTTCTCCACCAGCCCTTTAGCATCATCTGCCTCGGAGTTGATGGTGTTCATCGAATAGTCGATGCCCTTGGTCGTCATAGCGCCGAGACGCTTCCACTCGGAAAGCGCTGGCACTGCGTCGGGGCAGCCAAAGGCCATGCGTAGCACAGCTACTTTCCCGATCAGCTTGCCAAAATCATTAGCACAGCCTTGCATGTGTACCTCTCAAATAAAAAAGGCCGCCGGATGGCAGCCTGATGGGTTGGTGATTGGGTTATTCGCCGTAAACGCACATGAACTGGAGTCTGAAGACCAGGCGCCCCTCTTCGGTCAGGATGGGTGCAGGCATATTGCCGAGGTTTTGAATAAGGCCAAGGCATTCGTCGTTAATGTCGTTCTGTTCGACATAATTGATGATTTCCTGAGCCTTCTCAGCGGCTGCGCGGCGCTTATCTTTGGCGGAAATGACATCCACCAGCACGTAGTGATCAGATCCGAGGTCATTTCGGATGTCGGTACCGCCGTTAGGTCGGAACACGATGAATGCGTCGGTTAACTTGGTTGTGTCGTCCCAAGCCAGCAGCTGAACGATGAAGCCAGTCGTAAGCCCAGCATCAACGAAATAGTTACGCACGCGCTCGTACATGGCTGGTGTCATGCTTTCAAGCCCTCTTTTTCAAAGAGAACAGTGATTTTCCCGCGCAGCTTCCGGTAGTAAACACTGAAAGGTTCTTTACGATGACGCCTTAGCGGATAAGGATGAAAACACAACACCCCCTTCTCTTCGTCAGCCCAAATTACGCGGCTAATTCTATTTCCATTAACGAAAATCTGGCGACGACCGCGGCCGTCTGCAAAATGGTGGAATGTCTCTCGTTTCATACTGAAAGCTCCTTGCGCATTACGGCATCAATCTGGCTGCGGGTGTCTTCAAAGCCTTTAGTGAGGAACTCTTTCTGCGCGGTTGCGCGGCGGAAGGTTTGAGGCACGTTCGGATCGTGTACGAAAACAGCGTAGTTCGCCGTGTAACCCACTCGCCCCGTCAGTCGAACGCCGTTGTTTATCAACTCCCGATACTGGCTATTAAGCAGCGTTGAGGTGTCGATCGGGGTGTACAACGCAGCCTGTGAGCTGCCGATTATCATTGCTGACTGTAGCGCCCTGGCGACCTTGCGCCCTTTCACGTCGTTGATAATGCGGTTGAGCCCGGCTTTCGACTGCTTAACGCCGCGTACTTTGATGCCCATGGCTACACTCCCGTCAGGATGGCGTAATCATCCGCAAGGCGCTCGAACGTATCGGCATAGCGTATAACCTGCCGCACCTCGTCGGCACCGGCCACAACCGGGTCGGATTCGGTCGAAACGCCAATCAGCAAGTAATCACCCGCAGCCGCCAGCGCGAACTCGCTCCAGACGGTATTCTTCACGACGATTTCAGCGCCCAGACTGGCTAACTTCTTACTGAGCCCGCCCTCGTAATCGCAGAGGATTTGCTCAGGTTCGGCATAGCCAAGCGGATCGCCGTATTCGTCATTTCCTTCCAGTTTGCGCCAGATGGTCGCCGTGGCTGTATATGACCAGTTCGCTACCGATGACATCAGCCCTCCTTCCAGCGCAGCACCTTCGCGCCAGTCGCCCGGATGCGCGGGCAGTTGATGAACCACTCGCCGTCCGATTTCACGTATCCGGTAGTCTCCCGCCCGGTGTCAGTTTCGACCCATACGCGAGTGAGCGGCTTCGGCTTGCCTTCCGTCACTGATTTGTACTTCATCAGCAGCCTCCGACCACCATGAACAGGCCGACGCTATTACCGGCGCTGATCGGCAACTCACCGGTGCAGCCGCTGGTATCGAGACGGGCCAGCGAGTCGCGCAGCCATGTGATACTGTCGTCGCCATAATCAAACGAACGGGAAGCGCCAGAAGGCGCACCCTGCGATTTTATGCGGCGCGCGCCGGAGGACGTAGCCATAAGCGCGGCGGCGTACATCAGGATCAGCTTCGCGGTGCATTCGTCGTAACCCGCGCCATCGAGGCACGGGATAATCTTGTTCACCACGCAGATGATCGGCTCCAGCAGCGCGCCCGGAATGGAGTAACCCAATTCACCGAGGAACGCCTGCACGTCTGCCGCTGTGATTGGGTCAGCCATGGTTATTTCGCCTTCTTGATTGCTTCCGCCAATGCTGCTTCGGCTTCGTCAGCGCGTTTGGTTTCTGCTGCCAGTGCGTCGGCGTGAGCCTTGTCTTTAGCTTCACCATCGGCGATTAGCTTTTGGTTCTGCTCCAGTGCGTCGGCGAGTTGCTTTTGAAGGGCCGTCAGATCTGCCGCAGGAGCGGAAGGAGTAGCCACTTCGAAGGTAAGCTTCTCGCCTTTCTTCTTGTCGGTCTCCTTCGCCTTGCCAGTGCTGATCCAGCGCTCAGCTGTTGCATCGTCCACATCCACCACTGAACCAACCTCTAGCTTGCGGAGGTTGGCACCGGCGTGCAGGTTGCTTGCCACGATTTCTACCAGTGCCATGATTTATCCTTAGCTTGATGCGTGAATTACGGAGTATTTGTTGTTGATGTCCTGCTTGACCATCAACCCCATTGCACCCCAGGTGCGCCAGATGTAGTCGCTGTTGTACTCAGGACGCGGAGATGCAACGGTACCGATAGCCTGGCCGACGATTGGAGCAATGACGCCAGCAGACAGCGGAACGATGACGATTTCGTTACCTGACAGTTGGCTGTCTTCTTTAATCGCCGCAACGCCGGTCAGCTTCAGGATTTCATCCATGATCGTTCCGGACTGGAAGTTGTCGGAGAAGTAGCGTTCCAGGTTGGAGATGATTTCGCCGGATACATACCAGGTCTGCTCTGCATACTGGTTGTTTACGCGACGCATTTGATCACGCAGCGCGATTGCCCCGGCGCGGATAGCCTGAGACGTTGCTGTGCCAGAGGTGAAATCGATGTTAAGGCCGGAAGCCCCTAGGTCGATCTGTGCTACACGCTCATCGTCACGCAGCCCTTTCCAGGTCAGGCCGTCGAATACTGCAAAGTTGCCAGCCTTATCGCGGAAGCCGTTGAAAATGTAGTCAACGTAACGACGCTGAACGTCTTCTACAGAACCGCGCTGAGCATCCGACTGCGACTGCAATGCCTGCGGGCTGTTGAAGATGGGATCACGCCATTCGAACTTAAAGCCAGAGTCGTGGATAGGCACCATGGTGCCATCGAAGGAATAGCTACGAGCATCGAGTGCCGCGCCGACCTGTCCGGACATGGAAGTGTGAGCCCAGCCGCGGCCACCGGTACGAGCGTAGTCGTAACGAGACTGTTCGATTCGAACGGAGCGAGAAAGCGGCATTAGATCGTTCAGCAGAGTGAACTCGGTATTCGGCTCGAACTGCTGAAGAACAGTTGTGTCGAAAGCGCGATACAGGCGACGAATATCGTCAACTGCGTTCACCGCATCGAGATAAGGAGCGTTTTCTGCATCGCCACGGAACTGAGTGCGCGCCAAGAAATCCGCTGCTGCCTGAGCACTGGCGTTTCGCTCAATTTCAAGAGCGCGCCATTGCGCCTGATTTACCGCGAGGTTACCGGTCTTTTCACCGATAGACTTGGAGAATACAAACATTCAGTGCTCCTTATTTGAACACAACGCGAATCAGATCGCCCGCCACCGCAGTGACTGCTTTATCTTCTTCGACATAAGCGAATACGGCGGCATCATCTACAACCGCAGTGATCTGACCGTTGGCTACTGCAACCGGCTGGCCTTTGGTGTAAGTGCCCGCTGCTGCTCGCACATTTAGGAACATGCCAGGCAGCGGATGAATACCAACAACCAATTCATTGGCTGGGATTGCGTCATCAACACTCAGGCAGCGCAGGTAGTCTTTGTTTGCCACATACTTGATGGCGGATTCTGCCCCGACCACAGAGGCCGTGAACTTGTCAGCAGTACTGAAGAAGCCAACAGTACCAGGCAGAGTCGATGCAGCCGCCCCGCCTTCACGGTTAAGCAGCGGATTAGGGAACACGCCGCCGGCGTGGATAATATGCTTTCCGTCTTTAGCCATTTTTTACTCCGGCATTTCGCTGACTGATTGGGTGTTGGTTGCCTGATGGCGGAATGCACCGTTCAGGCCGAAAGATGTCTGGCACTTGGCGTACATGGCGTCGAGCGCCTTACCGTCCAGATCCGCGACTTCGGCGTCGCTCATGTTCATCGCCAGCTTCACAGCCGCGCGCTTTTCGCCTTTCTCTTTATCGGCGTTAGCGCTCAGGCTGTTGAAAACGACGTCCACGCGATCGGCGAGTTTCTGCGCCCACGCTGGCATCTCTTCGTTATTGGCGGCCTGCTCTTTTTTCTTGGGCTTGCCGGTTTCCGGGTCGATTTCTTCATCGCCTTTTTTCTTGGCGATGGCTTCTTCGGCCTTCATCTGGTTGTATGCGTCCATCAGCTCGGCGTCGGACTTGCCTTCAGTCGGCTTACCAGCGGCTTGCAGCGCATTGATAATCAGTTCTTTCATCGGATCGTTCTCTCCGTTGGTTTTAATCTCGTACTCAGGTTGTTTGCGCACGACTTCTACAGGTTCGCCGACGAATTGGGCCTTGCCGTCATCGTCGATGATGTACTTCTGTTTGAAATAACGGGAATCATCCCGGTATACGAAGGTGTCAGGCCATACCGACTCTGGCCAAAGCCAGTTGTCATCAGATCGACCCTCTCGCAGCTTTTCACTGATTGCGCGCTGGATGTCGTCGAAGGAAAAGTTGGAGGCATTGGTAAAGAAGAATTTGGTTTTGTTGATCAGGCCATCGCGGGTGCAGTCGATTCCGTCAGCCAGGCGGGCAACTTCGATCTGCTGCTCATCACCTTCTGAGTTAACGAAGATGCCCACGCCCTCCTCCGGCGTACCGGCTCCGGGCTCATCAAGCAACACCGCCACATGGTCAAACATCATGTTTGTGGCGATCTCGTTGTACTTCTTGCCCTTCGATTCACCATTAGCAGCGATGCCGGAATAGAGCAGTCCTGTGGAGATGTGAATCGGGTCAGAGTTGATACCGGCCAGCATCTCATCCAGGCGGTTAATCAGACGCTTACCTTTCTCGCTGGATTCGGCGTACTGGCGGTTAACGTACATATCACCCGTCACTTTGCCGTCTTTGTGGCTGACGTTCTGTAGCCAGGCGCCGACGTGGTATTCGTTCACCGCCCTGACATCGCGCGCCGATACATGCTTGCCGTCCACTTTTGGGTGGCCCAGCGGCATCGGGTTACGTTCAAGCGTGTTGTAGGCCTTTTCGATTTCTGCTGCCGGGTACAACTTCCGGTTCATCACGATATCGTCCACGACAGGCGTGATGCCGCGAACCACGATATGTGGCTTGCCGTCGATGGTTTCAGTGGTGATGTTTGAAGCGGAGTTGACGACGGTCAGCACGTTAACGCGGTTGCGCTTCATGCTGGGTCCTCATTGGTGGAATTCAGGCAGTAAAAAAAGGCCGCCGGGGCGACCTTTTAACAATTGATGGATTTAAACTACAAGAGCTTTGAGTGTAAGACTTTCAAAAAACTCGTTTGAATTTAAGGTCACTTCTTGAAGAGTGGCATCATAGGAGTGCTCAGATTTATTGCTGATGAGAGTAAATTTCAGCTTTTCCTTACTGAGGCTTATTAGGCGACTAATTTGCTCCCTATCAAATTCAGCCTCTTTACGAGTAAATACCAGCTTAATTTGTCCGTTGCCAACTTCAGCCACGTACTCAAAGAGAGAAAGTCTTTCAAGATTTATGGATTGTTGCTTACCATTGCCTACGTGAACAACTGTATTTTGGTCAATCATAAAACCTCCATATCATAAGAGGTTAAAGATTATTCCCATTTACTTGTCGATCCAAGACTTTCTTTCCCTCGCCAGCTTATCCGCCAGCCCTTCATTGAAGATGCTGCCGTCGTCGTTGAGCAGCACCGGAATCTGGCTGCAATAGCAGTTGTACCGGTTGCCGTTTTCAGCGTAGAAGTCCCGCACCTCTTCGGTGGTGTAGACCTTGCCGTGACGGCTGGCGTGCCAGGTGCGCGTCGTAGGTTTGAGCGCTGACAACCACAGTAGGCCGGTATTCAGCCCCAGCCGGTCAGCAGCCCAGTCGGTTTCGTTCCATTGCGCCTGCCGCAGCGCGCCGACCTGCTCAGTCTGAGCTATGGTTTTGGCCTTCGACATCGATACGTCAAGACGCTTGCTGATGACGCTGGCCGTCTCGCGTGGATTCACGCCGCGCGCTACCGCGTCGGTGATGATGCTGGTCAGGTCACCACGGGCTGAATCGCTGATGACCTTCCAGTCGCTGAACGTTGTCAGCCTCGCCGCAGAAATCTGGTTCAGATAACCGTGGCTGCTTAAAAGCTGCTGTAGCGTCGTCTGGCTGGCGTACACCTGAGACTGCTGCGAGAGGTTGTTGAATGCCTCCAGTGTGCCACGCTGAGCTTCTGCGACGACGTAATCCATTGCCCAGAGATTTTGCTCGCCACCTTCCAGCAGATAATCGTCGAGAATGCTCTGCACCGCTTCCAGCAGATCAGCAAGCTCCTGCGCCGACATGTCGTATATGAACTTGCCGGCGTTGACCTGGTAGAGCCGCATATCCGCGCCGTTGTCGTGGCACAGGAAATGCCAGTTATGGCTATTTACCTCACGCTCTCGCCCGGTCAGGCGCTGGTCGAACAGAGCTTTCAGCGCTACCTTTATCGCGTAATACCTATCCTCAATGTCGCGCTCCATCCTGCTGACGGACTTGCGCGACATTGTGGGATCAACTTTCGACCGCGGTATCACCGGACTTTTCGGCTTCTGATTCTGGGTCGGCCAGTGGGTCAGGCTTTGGCTTGTTGCCATCTGGCGGCACCTCGTCATCAAGTTCAGGCAGGGCTTGCAGTTCGCCCGCCGCGCGTATCTCATTTTCTGTGATAGCTGAGCGGCCAAACGCGTTCGTCGACTTCACGGCCACGTCCGCGAGCTTGTCCATGTTGGCAATCTTCTCTGCCTGGCTCGGTGCCAGTAGATCGGACCATCCGACGGTGATTTCCTCGCCTGCCGCTGGAGGAATAAAGCCAAACTCCCAGAATCGGGTAACGATGTCCGTTATCAGGTCCGTCAGGAAACCAGTTCGACGACTCATGCGGGTTTTGGCCCAGTCCTTCGCATCCTCAGTGCTGGCCCGTTCGCCCGTCTGCATGCCTACCAGTACTTTGACCGGGATCGGCACGGTAGCGCAAAACTCATTCAGAATGGTACGCCACGTCGGTTCAGGATCTGCCGCTGCAACCGAAAGCACGCTGACATCTCCCTCCTGCATCATCACCGCACTATCAGAGCTGTCGTTAAGGCGTCGCACCTGCCCATCAAGCGCTTCGGATAGCTGAGATTCAGAAACACCAAGGGCCTTAGCCAGTGCTGAGAAGTTTGTTTTGGCGCTGAAGTTGAAGTTGAGCTGGCGGCTGGCGTTTTTGAAGAAACCTTCAGCCGCACCGCCGGAGACCTTTTCGCTGTCCATGATTTTATGGAAGCCAGCAGCAAGCATTGATTCGCCAGAGTAGAGGCGTCCATCGTCTGACCCTTCAGCGAGGATAATTACGCGGTCAGGGTGGACGTTAATGATGCGTCCGGGCTGCCCTCCTGCCTGCTGTTGTACTGGGATTTCAGTAAACGAGTACATGGTGACGTCACCATACTTCTCGCTGCTCTGATCTTCGTTATATGTGACAGGCTCAATCTGTGCCTCCCACACCGGGATCAACTTAACTAACGCCTTTTCCTTCTGCCTGGCAGTAACTATCTTATCGACCGGCTTATCCCAGGTCCGGTTATCCTTTACCTGGATCAGCAGCGCAGAGTAGCGCCCCACTAGGTTTCGCTTGTCAGCGCCTTTAATCTGTTTCCAGCAACGCTTAAGCAGTTTGTTTACGCGCTTATCCCATTCCGTTTGCTTGGTGGCATCCTTCGTCTGGTCACCTTCGTAGACATCCGGGAAGTCCTCCCAGCAGCCATCAACCATCCGGTTAACCGCAGCATTGGCAATTGCATTACGGCTGTAGGCCCGGAAAAAGTCGTCGAACGTCAGGTTCAGTGGATAGCCAAACTCCTGGTAAAGTCGCTGGCGTTTCGTATTGCTGGTGCCATTAAACAGAGCGTTAACGTAGCGCATACGATCACGATCGAGGCTGGCATTTGCGGCAAATTGTTTGTTCATTTCGCTTTCGTTCACGGTTTCCTCCGTCAGCGCGAGCGCACCAACATGCCGGTGATTTTCTTTGGTGAATGCAGTACTCGGTAGCGGGTAGCATCCCAGTCGTGGTCTTCCTGCTGGGTATCTACGTCATCTGGGTTTTTGCTGTCGCGAACCAGCACGGGTATGCGGCTAATCCATCCTCGGCAATGCTCAAACACGTAAAAGGCAGGCTTCTCAGGTATGCCAGATTCCAGCTTCTTACCTTCAACTACAGCCTCAAGCATGTCAGCGAATACCGAGGCCCCGTTTACTCGCGAGCCAGGCTTCTTATTGGCTTCAAGCCATTCGACATCCTGACTTTCCATTTTCTGGCCGATCGACAACTCATCGTCACCGGTATTGAAAATGGCGCTATCAGCCGGTCCAGGGATAACTTCCGAGCATATTCCCGGAACAATGTTCAACTGGCCCTGCGTAACACCGTCTATTTGAATCTCTTCCGGCTCGTCGACGTCTTCGCCCACCAGCCGCTTGTCAATCCACGCCACGCCTTTCGCGACGTTGGTGGATGACATATTCAGGCCTTTGTTCAGCTCATCAGGCGGGCAGCCATACCATTCTCCGATCAGGATTATCGTCCCTGCCGGCGGGCAGAACTGTCGACCATCTGGCAGCTCGGCGGCAGTGCCATCAGCCTGAGCCCACCAGAGGTTAGAGAACGGCTTCGACTCGCCCCAGTCGTGAGAGCGGTCGACGGTCCAGCTATCCGGTATGCGGAACGGCTTAATGACGTGCAGCGCTTCATTCCACAGGTGGTCAAAGCGTCCGCCACTGGTCACATCCCAGGAGCCCTCTACCCACGCTTTGCGTCGGTTAGGGTCTTTAATAGCCATCAGGGTCGCGATGTACTGCGGGTCGAGGTACGGGTTCTCTTTGAACGATCCGTGGATGGCCACGCGGGTAAGCGTGATTTCCTCTTCTCGTTCTGTCTGGGGGTTGAACACCATTTGCCGGTCACGCTGCACGGTTCCGCGCGGCGCTGGCTCAATGAAGCGTTTCTTCACCCAAGTATGACCGATGCCGAATGGGTTGGTCGTGCTGAACGTCTCCAGCGGGATTGGCCTCAGTAACTTACCATTCTCCAGCGGGTAGTTTTCCGGCCTGAACGATGAGCGGCGGCAGGAGAACATCATTTCGTAGAACTCTGGAGACTGCTGTTTCGTCAGCTCGTTAAAGCCAATGAACGGGAATTCCTGCCCGTGGAAATCCCAGTAGTCGTCCGCCTCTTTGCCGAAGCGGAAGAGCAGCTCCTCGCCAGTAGGCCATACCCATCGCAATTCGCTCGCAGATGACAGATAGCGCGCACCGTCGTTGAACAGGCGAAACATACGCTTCGACTGAGTGATGATGTCGGCAAGGTTCTTATATTCGGTGTCGAAAATGACGCCGCGCCAGAACGAGCCATAACCCACGCCGACATTACGCCTGAACCTGGCTAACTGCGCAGCAGTTTTACCCGGCCCGCGAGTTCCTTCGAACAGAATTTCGTTACACGGGCAGCTCAGAGCCAGAGACTGCGATCCAGGCAGAGGCTTCCATACAGCTTTGTAATTCATCCACCGAGCACCCCGCCCTGTTGTTTCTGCGCTGCCGCTTCCCAGTCGTCCACGTTGTCACTGGTTGGCACCAGCATGACGTTATGCGTGACCTCTTTCGTTTCAGCCTTATTCTCGATGCTGTACGCCTCACGTTCGAGGCCGATCAGCGTCTTCAGGCTATCGCTCAGGTCTTTCATGGATTTAACACGGGAAGGGAGGCTGATTATTTTGTGGTACAGATCGTTGAGCTTATCCTGACCTTTATCGTCCTCACGGCGCATCAGATCACCGAGCATCTCAAGCGCGGCCACGTCGCCACACTCACCAGCCAGCTCATCGAATAGCATGTTTGTCAGTTCGCGAGCCCGGCGGATGTCTCCCCGGTGCTCCATGCGTACCGTGGCAATCACCTCGGCAGTCGCCTCTATCAGTACGCGCTCGGTCAAAGTGCTTTCGTTGCGTACCTGCTTGCGTACCTCCTGTTTGCGTACCAGATCGTCAGCCTTTTGCTGAATCTTCGCATTGAGGTCACGCGACCAGTCGTCACGCTTGGCGCGCTTGCGGATAGCGCCTTCACTGATACCGTGTTGTGATGCTATTTCTCGGAGGGACATCACTCCGGCCCGGTACGCCGTTTCGATGGCCTCCCAGTCCGGTTTGCTCATTCTTTACTCCGTTATCTCTTTACAGGCTCATACTTCAACTTCTGGCTAATGCCATACTTAACGATGAAGTTACCCACCTTTTGGTAATCAGGCTCGCACCGCATCATCAAGCAGAGCAGTGTCATCGTCTTGATGTAAACGGGAAGCCACCACCTGCTTTTGATTTCAACTGACAGTCTGCTCGTCGCCATTGGTGTCTTCCTCTGCTGGTACTGGCGTGAACTCCACTCGCTTCACATCGGCAGGAGCGAAGTAAAGCCACTCACCAGTCTCCGTCGCCAGCGGCACAAAGCCGTTAACTAACTCAGGCTGACGTCGTGACATCTTGCCCGTGAAGGTTTCGCCTGTTTGGGTGGTTAATGTGATTTGGTAGATGTCGGACATTGAGAGCCTCTTTATCCGCTTGTGAAGTCCAACATGTTGGACAAAGTGATATCTGCATTAAAGACCACTCCTAATGGAAGGGATCCGCAGCAAAATAATTAGAGACCACTATAGAAGCAGAACTCGCCTGCCTCGTTTTCCTATAGGAGGTTACATGTCCACAAGCTTATTAATTTCATTTGTAATTGCCATCTCGCCATCAATCAACGAGATCGTCAAAACAGTTTGCCTATCGAAAAGGCTTCAACTTTTAGAGCGCTACGGCATTATCAAGCCCACCCGCAGATAGGCTTTGTAATGGCCTGCTTAGTTAATCAACAACTCAGGCTGCGTTACCTGCATGATGTGCTCATGTTCGAGCCTCAGCACGCGTTTTTCCTTCTTCCGTTCGTTCATCAACCGGCTGCCGATCGTGCCTTTCAGCTTCGAGCGCGTTTCTTTAATGGCGTAGCGGTGCTGCATTTCTTCACCCATCGCCATGCGTCGGTTTAGCTGCTCGGCCATCCAGTTAAAGGCATTGATATAACACTCCTTCACTGCGGCAGCTGTTTTGCCAGTGAATCCCATCACTAGCATCATGCATCCGTCGCGGGTGATGTTATACATAGGCTGAACATCGCCATTTTTATCAATGAAATCAATGGGCGCAAAATTGCGCTGGGTGAAGTCATCGGAGCATTTCAGGTTACGTATGGCACGCAAAACGTCTTTGTGTCGCTTGCCAAAGTAATCCGCCACCTTGAGTGATGTGGTGATTATCTTGTTGTCGAGGGTCGTGACCATTTCGCGGAAGTCGAAGGCCGGAATAACTGACGGATTATTCATAGCGTCTTTACCTTTTAGAAAGTGAGCCTGTCTCACAGAAAAGCCGCCCGAGAGAGGTCGCCACCTATAACGGCTTTTCTCAGGCTCGCTTACTGAAAGGCTCTCGTTGATGTGCGCGTGAGATGCGCATAAAAAAGCCCCGCTATTGCGAGGCTCTTGATGATTCGATTTTCCTGATTGCTGCCTTATCCAGATTGCACTGCCCCAGCGCCGTGTAGAGCTGAGCGTTTAACTCGAGACTTGCCTGCCATGTGAACGGAACCACCATTCCGGGGATCGGTGTGTCTGCGGTCAGGTCAGCGCTTATCGGCACCACTGGGGCCGGAACGTAAACTGTCTGCGTATTCCCGCAGGCTGTCAGCAGCGGCAGAAGGAACAAGCTGGTTAGCGCACGGATCGCCTTCAAGCGCCTGCCTGATGTAGACAATGCGCGTCTCGCCTTTTTTGGCCAGTTCGTTCTTTGCATTCTGGGTAGCCTGTGAGATGTCACGGATGATGTTCATCGTGGTGATCACGTTGTTGGTGATCGCCTCTGATGTGTTTGCCCGGACCGTCGCCTTGTCGCGCTGGTCCTTGTAGGTGATGGCGTTGTCGCGGTAATGGTTAATCATCCAGGCCATGGAGACCAGCAGACAGATAACGAAAGCACAGATGATTGCTGTTAACCGGCTCATTTAACACCTTCCAGGCAGAGCGCCTTTTCTTTCCCTGCTCGAGTTACCAGACCAGGCAGAACCTTGCCGCCTCCCCATACCCAGCGAGGGAACTGGTTGCATGCCGCCGTGATGTCTCCACTTCTGAGAAGAGAGAACATCGTGGAGGTGCGCATGTTCCCACAGCCAGCACGAAACGTTACCGATACAGCTGCTGAGAAAGTATCGTCAGATAGCTTTCTGCCATTCCCGTAACGGTTAACGCAGGACTCAGCATCAAGGATGTTGCGCTCCCATTCGGCTGCTATCTGCTGGTCAGACTTAACGGTGCCAAGCTTCACGCCATGCGTGTTCCCCATACCGTCAGTCAGCACACCGGCCGGGCAGACATATGGATCTCGTCGGCAAGATTCAGCGTTGCCGATTAACTCCAGCCCGCGCTCGTTAGTCCTGACATGGCCCGCATTCATCACGATTGCGATAATTGTAGCCACTGAACAAACGATCCCGGCCGCGCCACTCTTCTTACTCAGCTTCAAGTTCGCCACTGGACATTCTCCGCATTGCCTCCGTTACAACCTCGGCAGATGCCGGACGTTCGGAGTGGGGTTTCTCGCTTACCTCAGCAAGGTATTTAGCCAGTAACTGTGTACGTTTCTTTTCTTCTTCCAGCCGTTCACGCTCTTCTTTCCGTTTCGCGTAATAGGTCTTAATCGTGAAGTATGCAGAGACCAGCGCGCCGAGAATAAAGACGTAGTCCTGTAAACTGAGAACGGAAAATAACCCCAGAAGAGTTGACCACCAGTAAGGCAGATTGTGTCCATCTGTTGGGTTCATACGTTGCATTCCACACCTCCGGTTCCGGGGTGCTGTGTGGTAGTAGGGGAAAGGCCGTCAGACACGTTAGCTACGTGGCATCTGGAATTGATTGTCTGCGGCCTGGAATAAAAAACCTGGCGACAAGCCAGGAAGATGAGGGTAAGGCAATGTCGGCTCTCTGGCCGAAGGGTCCCAGGTAGTGGGTTTGGTTTGTGGTGGCCGGCGCTGCTATCCGGCATTCACGGCTATCGCTTTACGACGCCATCAGGACATTCACCACAACGGACAGAGCACTCATGACTCGCATCATGTGGCGCAACCCCACGGCAGGGAGTCGAACCCTACAAATGCTCTTTCCTGTTGTGCACTCCGTTTCGTGGAGCGGACGGCATAACGTATTCGCGAATTCAGTTATGCACCTGATGCAAGATAAAGCCGCCGCGATGACGACTTGTTTTGCTGATGGCTCGCCTGGCTGGATTCGAACCAGCGACCAACCGCTTAGAAGGCGGTTGCTCTTTCCTCTGAGCTACAGGCAATAAAAAAGGCCGCCTGAGCGACCTGTTTGTTGATTTTCACCTTCACCGCATAATAAGTCCACGTATAAAGCCTTTGAAGCCTTGAGCGTGTCTCCTGTAATGCGATGTGCACTCATCAATGACATCATGAGCTGACACAAAACGAAGTGACTTGCTACCAACCTCTTTGTGCACTTTGTTTATGACGTTAAATATTCGAACACTAAAAGCATCATCCACCTTTCTGATTTCGTAACGATAGGTGATGTTGTTAGTGCCGCCAACATAAAGCTGGAAGTTCTTCATGATGAGGCCTCTCTGTTTTCACTGGAGGCCATATTTTACATAAGTAAAAAAAGATTATTAACTTTTAAAGACCACTTGGTTTACATAAAGCACAAAAAACAAAGCCCCGCACGGTGGCGAGGCTCTTAATTCTTTGTCGACCTACGAAGCTATAGCGACGATATCAGATTTACATGAAATGTATGCTATTTAATTGACTTTTGCAACACCCTGCTTCGAAAAAGTCGCCTTTTGTTGTGATCGTGTTCTCACGGCGCAAAGAAGAGAATCACCATCAAGCCGCTTAAAGATAGCACGCATGGCCCTCCAGTAGTCGGCATAGTTATGGCACCAGTTATCAGGCTTAACGCCACACAGGGCCGCCAAGTCCTGATGCTGATACACATCCTTACCCGCCAGCTCCGCTTTCGCGTCCTGAGCCGCCAGCCATATCAGCTTCTTCAGGCGCTCCATCGTCTTGCCGGCTACTTTCTTCGCACCGAGTTGTTCCCGGAACTCTGCCCAAGCCCACTGAGTGATCGCCACCTGGTGCTCAAAACTAACGTTTTCGCTGTAGTTCCACAGCAGCCAAGCTTTTTGGTGCTCTTCCAGCGACAGGACGGCGCGGCGCCAAGATGCGGTCACGAACTCAACCGGGCCCACAAGCGCGATTGATGAGCCCTTGGCGCGGGACTGGCTGCCGCTCATCGCCGGGCCATCAGGGTTAACTTTCCGGCCGGTGACCGGGTCAGTGATTTTCTTCCGGCCCCGGCTGCGCGCCGTCGCGGTGAATTGCGCGTTCTCGGCGAAAGCTACCAGCTGCCCTTTCGTCGCTCCGCTCAGATCTGCGGTCGCCACAATGAGCTGCTGACGTACGTATTCCAGTTGCTGAGTGTTCATGCGGCTTCCTTCTGTGGCTGGTTGGTTTTGGTATGGCTGTGCTTTGCTACTGGCGGCATGCTGGCGCGCTTAACGCTTTCTGCCTGATACTTTTCGAAATCAGCTCTGGTCATGATTCCACCACTCCCGTGCTGACTTTCTGTATTCAGGGTTTTCTGTCTGACAGATAATTTCCGCTCGATCTCCGCTTATCAGTTCGCGAGCTTTCGCATACAGCCTTTCTCTTTTCGAAAGCTGTGTCGTTTCATACCAGGTGCTGGCGACGAACTTTCTCGCTTCAACTGGAGTGAATGTCTTCACGCTGCCTCCCGCTGTTTCAGTGCTTTGAGCTTGGCGCGGTATTCATCACGGATCCGGATGAAATCTTCACGGCGGTAGTTGGTCATTTCGTGGGGGCCGTTGAGCCAGTCGACGTATTCCTGCCCGTAACGGGCGACCAGCCCAGCTTCGTATTGCTGCGCGACCGTCGCCTCTTTGGCGGTGTACTTCCCAGCCCCGGCATTACACGATTTGCACTGCTTATGGGCGTTGCGCTCTTCAAAGCGCAGTTCAGGATTAGCGCCGACCGTTTTGAAGTGGCCGCAGTCCCACTGGCCGCCATGTAGATCGGGTGGGCTGGTCTCGCCGCAGCTGATGCATGGCAAATCAGCATCGCGCGCGCGGATGTAGGCGTTGAATGCCTGCTGAGCCTGCGCTTTGTAGTAGCCGGCAGGTCTTAGCTCTGCCAGTCTCTCCTTACGGCGTTTTCGCCCTGCTTTCTCGGCTTCCTTCAGCTCCTTGATGCGCTTAGCTGCGGCTTTCACCCTCTCCTTTTCGCGTTCTTCCATTGCGAGGATTGTGCCGTGCTCCGGGCAGCACCAGCGGATCCGGATATCGTGGAATTTCGGCACGAAGTATTCACCGCATACTTTGCACTTACGGCGGGATGGTTTACGCATGCGAGTTCTCCTTTTCTGAATGGATTTCATCAGAGAAGTCGCCGCCTTCGATTGGCATGAGGCTTTTGGCTCTGAAAATCGACATCCCCCCAGAGCTTTTCTTGGCATGGGTGTAAACAGACACATCACCTTCCACCACCCAAACGAACTCAGGGGTTGTGGTGACAAGCGCGTATTTTTCTCCATCTGGAAATTTGTAAAACTCTCCACTTTTAATAGCGCAGACCAAAGTAACTACCCTTCCAACTTCGTCCATGTTTCCGGAAGAAATAACAACCGCCATGCCGCCAGCTTTTAATTCACGCATGATTCCTCCTCGCTGCGAGACGCAGCCATTTCTGATCCACCAGGCGGGCGGTGTAGTCCTTCAGCGTCGGGATGTCGGACGGCTTAACCGCGGGCTTGAGCTTGCGGCGAGCCGGAACGCGGAAGATTTCGTTTGTGATGACGCGTGCGAGAGGGTTATTCATGCAAGCCTCCCGAAATAGTCGCCACGATAACGGACATCGCGAAGCTGGATGTTCTGGCTGACGGCGAAAGCCTGTGTGTACTCAATCAGGCTGTTCATCCGTTTGATCCCCATCGATGAGGTGCTTTCGCGAATTGCCACCAACTCTCCCTCAAGCCCGGCAATAACCTTCCCCTGCCCGCCAGTGGCAATGGAGTGGCCGGAAACCAGAATTGATTTCCACGACGGAAGCGACCACGCAGAGCCAGCCCACTGAATGCGATGCTTTGCCAAGTCGCCGCAAAGCGCGTGGAACAGTGAATTCTGAGGAAGGGTGCGCTTAGGGTCGGCAAAACTCACAACAAGGGGGAACTCTGCGTTTACAGGCTGCTTGTTGATGTAGTCGATGAGGTTGCGGCGAACCTGCTCGTCGCGGAGGTAGAATTTGATACTCATGCGCCACCTCCGAGAGGTAACGTAGAATGCAGAAAATCGCAGGTGCATTTCTGCATCTGTGACAAGGTGAGGAGTTCAGATTGTGGTCGCATTTAAGTCCCCTTAAATGCGCAGAAGTCGCAACCGGCTGTTCAGACCGACTGCGACTTAATTATAACATCACTTTTGAAAAATGATTATCAAGAATCACTCTAACTTCGGCGCTGCTTCAATCATCCTGCGATAGACATCGTAAGTTCCGAATTGTTCATCACCAGCCTCAAGCATTTCATGGGTTGGATCTTCTGGCACCATCACCCAACCATCCGGAATAACCGGAGAGTCGCCAGCGATCATAATGGTGGGTTCACCGGAATGGTTTAATTCTTCAATCGCCGCCTTCAGCTTTTCTGCATCACCCGGCAAGAGATTACCGTCGATAAACATTACCGGTCGAACCATGTCGAGATCACCCTCGGAATGGTCAGTTAGCGCTTCCTGAAAGCGTCCAAGCTCCACGTACTCCTGACATGACCACCCGCCATCAATAAAATCGCGAGCTTCAACAGCGTCGAAAGTGAACGATGTTTCACCGCCAGTTGGTGAGGTTAAGCCGTACAGGTCTGCTACCGGCTTAAACTGCGTGGCTGGAATATTTTCCGGAATATTTTGCGGTTCGTTTTGTGGTCGACCGGCACCCTGAAGCATGGCGGCGCGGCAGGCGTCAAACACTGCATTGTTAAACTTCACACCTTCAAACAAGATTTTTCCATCATGCTCAAACCAAAACTCGGACTTCTCAGCATCCGGTAAGAGGATTTTAAGCACGCCATCAGGCACAGATACCGGCGCTGGCGGGGCGGTGTATAACCGAGTGCCATCTTTGAAATTCTCCCAATCAGCCTGTCCATCAGCGGCTATGCACACCACCTTCGCATCCGGGTGGCATCCGCAATCGTCATACTCACCGAGGACAACCTCGCCAACAGCCTCCGCTTCGAGCGATGCCAGTGCGATACGCGCCAGCTCGTTCAGGATTGCCACGTCAGCGTTACCGAGGGTGTAACCAGCTTTCAAATCGGCGACTGCTTGCACGGCATGTTTGTCGATGTTGCTCATTGTGCGGCCCCTTCAAATTGGTAAGAAATTTTAATTCCCAGCTTTTTAGCCATGGCATGCTCAGCGACGGCACCATCCGACTCTTGCCACCCATGCAGCATGTGAATGGCGTCTGCGCAGCGAAGCATCGCCAGGCAGATGTCCATATACTCACGCTGAGATAAACCATCCGGGAGCGTGGCCGGATTTAATGCCACATGACCACCTGATAACATCTGCTGTGCTACTGCGTTAAACATCGGACGGTTGTAATTTTCGTAGCCCGTCATTGGTCCTGCGATGTAAATTTTCATACCCCTGCCCTCCCGTACTTGTCTGATAACTCGCCCATTTGCCTGTGGATTTCCGCAAGGTCACACCCTGCGCACCCCAGAGCTTCGGCTATGAGTTCTTCCTGTTCTTTGGATGGCCCAGCTTGGAGAATCTGATTGAGCTTCCTGTGCGATACGCCGCAGTGCCTGGCGATGCTGCTGAGCGTTACACCGTTACCCTTCGCCATGGTCCTAACCATCAAGCGATAATCACTCCATTCGCTCATACCCCTACTCTCCCCCAAACCATCAATACTCGCTTCATAGCCGGACTATTGCGGCATTCCTGGCAGATCACGTTTGTATCTGTCCGCTGAATTAACTTCGACTTGCCATGCTTCATGCCCGGTATCGTGTCAGGGGCGAAGCGCATGCCGTAACTGGTCAGGCTATACAGGCGCTGGCCATATTTTCCTTCGCAGCTGATCAGGCCGTCGGCCAGCAGAGTGCTAACCGTGCCGGATATCTTTTTGGTATCCATGCCTATAAGCGCTGCCAGCTTGGCGTTGTTCAGCCCTGGGTTGTTGCGCAGGGCTGCCAGAACCTGCTCACGGATTGTTATGGTCATGTCACACCATCCCGTTCGACTTGTTGCGGTTGTACTTCGCCTGAAGCAGTTGGATAGGCGTCGGCCCGTGCTCGGCAGCCGGTGCTGCAATTGCCCGGCGCACTGGCGGCACTGGTTTACCCTCTGTGACGCGCTTCTCCCACATGTCCAGCAGATCACCGGCTTCATGCGCAAGCTCGCCATGCGTCAACTGGCGCTCTGTGATGCGGTGGCGCAGTTCGACGCAGATGTGGTACATGACCGGCTGAGACCATGGGAATTGCTCGCTGGAGGTGAACTCGAACGAACGGTTACGCCAGTCCCAGTATTCGGCGATCACCTGGTCAACGGTGACGCCCAACGCCCCGCCACTCTGCTTGCACCAGGCAACAAACTGGCCCGGCGACGGAAGGAATGGGCGTACCTGGCTGCGCGCTACACGCATGCCGGCATCGACCTGAGCCATGGTGTGGATCCCGTTCTCCTGAAACGCCAGCAGCCACTGACGGCGAAATTCGTCCAAGTCACGCTGTTCGCGGAAGTTCGCCATGCTGGCCGGGAACGCGGCACGCAGCTGGTTGAACAGTCCGTTGAATACCTGCGCCACCTGCTCGACCGGAGCTCGCTCCTGGTACTGCTCTGGCAGGTTGTGGGCCATGCGACTCATCTGCTCGCGGTCATGGTTACGCATCTGCTCTGCAAGAGATTTCATCGAATCACCCCATAGGCCCAGTCAGTGTTGTTGAAGTCCAGATCCGGCTTTCCGCCTCGCTGCTCACCACCAGCACTGCGCTGCATCGTCAGCTTGTCCCACTGCTTACGCAGGCTTTCCGGGCTCAGGATGTTGGTCTGCCAGAAGTGGTGTTTGCTTGCCCAGTCGTACAGCGCGCAGATGTCCTGGTGCGACCTGTTGTCTATCTGGCGCATCAGGCGAACGGTGTTAGACCAGGAGGTCATGTCCGGGGCTTTGCAGGTTGGGTTAATCAGCTTCACCCTGGTGGAAATCCACTGGGCAGTTTTGAGGTCTTCAGCCGATCCCCACTTAGCACCGGATGGTGTGTAAATCGCAGCTTCTGGATGAGCTGATAAAAATTTCTTGAGACGTGCGTCAGAGGATTCGTCAGAATTCTCGGACGATAAGTTATTTATATTCTTGTTATTACCTTCTTGTTCATGATGTGCGGGGAATTGTGCGGCCTTATGTGCGGTATACCCATCTGAACCCGCGCCGTTACTGGCTTCATCATGTGCGCCTGTATGTGCGGCTTTATGTGCGGGTAAATCGTCCATTTTTTGAGCATATTCGACGTAGTTCGTGATGGTGATCACCCTGCCTTTTCGCTTCTCTCCTTCGATGGAAATCATCCCTTCGCGGACGAAAACAGACAGCATTCTCTCCACTGCGTCGCGGCTTGTCGGGTTGCCCTGGCGGTCACACAACTGAAGGCCTAGATCCGCAGCAGTGACGACCAGTTGACCGGGTTGCAGAGGCCATTGCTTGCCCTTGAAGAATGCCGTGTATGGCTGTCTGGCTGCGTCAATGAGCAGGTTCTCCCACAGCGCGCGCAGGAAAACATCCTTAGCCCAGGACTTCTTCTTGATGCTCCGGTACAACGGGACGTAACCAGATTTCTGGTTCTCCATCCTGTTGCTCCTTGCGGCTGAGTGCGCCGCGAAATTTGCGTAAGCGACGTTCGACACAGTTAAACCTCCTGCGCCTGGCGTTTTGGATTAGCATTTGTCATAATGACCTCGCACTTGTTATCTGCATTTGCACCTGAAAGTCGGTTCTGTTCGCGCAGACCGGCTTTCGCCATTTTTGTAGTTCTCACATAACCCCCAGCATCGACGTAACCATCGTCATCAGAGGGCCTACCTGCTCCGGCATGAGGCGGAACAGCGACGCTATACCCTCGCTTACCTCTTTCAGCTTCTGATGCTCTGGAGCGTCCAGCAGCACGGCCTGTTTAGCCTCTGCGAGTTCTTTCTCGGCCTCAGCCAGGCGAGACATTTTGCAATCGGCACCGATAAGGCGAGTGCGATACTCAACAGGCAGCACGGCCATGATTGCGGGCGTCAGCTGGCGCACGTTCTCGCGGTACTGCTCGGAGTCGAAGCGATTATCCAGGAAGCGAAACAGTTTCTGGCGCGCCCGGCTGATGTCTTCCGGAAAGCTGATGGCGGTACCGCCCTGCTCCCGGTATTCGTTGATGATCAGCGCCGAAACGACGTCCTGATTGTCCAGCGCCGACGACCATGCCCGGACCGCATCGCGGATCTTTTCGTGGTCTGGCGCCGCTTTAGCTTGAGCGCGGTTTATCATCGCTCCCGGGTGTATTCCGGTATTGTGTTGATACGCAAGTGAATGCATTGCTTTCCCTTTCGTGGTTAGGGCCGCCAATCAGGCGGCATTATTTTTTGGTGGGAACAACGCATCGAGAGATGTATTGCTCCCCAGCTTATTCATCGCGTCAACCAGGCGGCGGCACGAATCCAGGTCTGGTGCTCGTATGCCAGCTTCATAGTTAGCAAGGCGGGACTGGTTCCAGCCGCACGAACCTGCTAACTCTGATTGAGTGATGCCAAGCTTCTTACGTTCGTTGGCGATATTGTTCATGCTGATCCTTTCAAGAATGGTCACTCAGCATCATTAAACACAATTCGTGATTATTAATCAACACAATTCGTGTAAAGCTTTTTAACACGGCGCGTGATACAAAATGAGAATGAATAGAATCGAAGATATAGCGGGCCGCATTAAGCGACTTCGCGAAGATAAAGGGCTGTCACAAAAGGCTCTCGCAGAGCTTTGCGGGTGGGCCTCGCAGTCACGCATAGGGAATTACGAATCAGGCACCAGGAGCGTTAGCGTTGATGATGCAACTGTAATAGCTAAGGCGCTGGGGGTTGCGCCTGCCGAGCTGCTTTTTGGCGATGACTACAAAGGCCCTTACAAGCCAGGTGATAAATACCCAGTTATAAGCAAGGTGCAGGCAGGAGCATGGTGCGAAGCTGTTGAGCCGTACACCCTTAAAGATATCGACCTTTGGCTTGAATCAGATGCTCACATTCAGGGGGAGGCGTTCTGGCTGCAGGTTGATGGTGACTCAATGACGGCGCCAGCTGGCTTGAGCATTCCTGAAGGAACCTTTGTCCTCTTCGATACTGGTCGGGAGGCGATCAACGGAAGCTTGGTAATAGCAAAGCTATCCGATTCTAACGAGGCGACTTTTAAGAAGCTGGTGATCGATGGTGGGCAGAAGTACCTGAAGGGTTTAAATCCACAGTGGCCATTGGTAGCGGTGAATGGTAACTGTCGAATTATCGGTGTTGCTGTAGAGACGAAGATGCGGCTGGTGTGAGCGGAAAGATGTTCTGGTCAGCGCATGGTTGGTGAGTAGATATTGAGCGTCTATAAGCGCTCACATGACAATAATATTCAGGATGATATCAATCAGTGGCTAAAAAAGGTGACTTTAAGCCTACTCAGAAAGAGGTTGATCAGGCCATTTCTCGTCCCAAAAAAGTAACCTTTAATGGTGTTACTTGGAATGGTAGCGAGGGCCGCACTCCGATCTGGTTTAAGCTGGATCTCAAGGCTTTTGATGATAATGGCAATCCAATAACTGGCGTAAGATTCATGCTGCATTGGCGCGCACCTATCGTTGAAGGTGTTGATATCGTGAAGCTTTCTTTTGTCATGTTTTTTCATGATAAGCGAATTTATGCTCTCGACCCATACCCAGCTGATAACAAGCCTCACCGCAATAGATCTATAATTAATCATCCGGACTTTGTTGAGGTTGCTCGCGGCCCGCACTATCACATGTACTTCGAAGCGGCCGGTGAGGAGATAGCACTAAAACTCGATACCGACATCAGCCCGGATGACTTTTTGGGCTACTGGAATTATTTCTGTCGGGCGCTTAATATCACTTATGAAGGCCAACCGCCTTTACCAAATCAAGACAAATCAGGTCAGCTATCATGGGAAATGTAACGTGTTCAACAGTAATATCTAAGCTCGGGTTTGAATGCCACCCAATGAGCGACACGTTGCTGCGCGTTGTTAGCCCATTTACTTACTATGACGATAGTGAGCATATAAGCGTATTTGTTCAGGAAATGAGTGGTCAGTATAGGATCACCGATTACTGCGACACGTTAATGAACATTGAGGCTAGAGGCATCCACCTGACGAAAAAGAAAATTGACTTGATAAGGTCATCTCTCGCATCGCAGGGCATCACTCTGAATGATTCTGGCGAAATATCCGCCTGGGCCGATGAGCTTTCTGTTGGGCAGGTTACGGCTAGCGTCATAAGAGGTGGACTGCTGGCATCTGCTCAAACCGCTGATTGGTATGCGGAAGTTAAAGATGATAAGTTTGAAAAATGCGTGATTAGTTATCTAAAATCCGTAGGACTTGGTACAAGGTTGGCACTAAAAGAGAAGGTGCGGGGCATTAGCGGGCATAACATCACCGTTCCATTAACCTTAAGAAATGAGTCTCCACTTGTAGCTCCAAAGCGAGGGTTTACAGTCAGCTTATCCAGCAGTAAAGGCTGGAATACTGCTCACTCAACTGTGGGGAAAATAGTGGATTTAAGCCAGGCAGTCCCAGCCATAAGCAATAGATTTGTGATTGTTGATAGTGATGGCTTAACACCTGAATTACAGCAGTTATCATTGCTTTTCAATGACACAGCTTTAGTGCTCCCTTTCCACAGCAGGGACACCTGGATAGAATCACTCGTCGCCTAAACTAACCCGGCCACCGCGCCGGGTTTTTTATTGCCCACCCATAAAGCTATCCCCCATTCTGCCGATAACTATCCAGCCTGAAGCTGATAACAATAACTATCGCAACACTACCTGCCCGCCCGTGCGGGCTTTTTTATTGCCCTTTCCGCACTATCTCAGCCGCATCCCTGTTCACGCCCTTCCCTATCACGTTTCCTGTTTCCTTCCGGTACTGCTTCAGCTTGTCGATGATGTTTTGCTGGGTCATGGGTAAATCAGCCAGTGACAACTCCATGACCGCCCGCCCCATCGCCTGAATTTTCATGCTTATACGCTCTTCATCCAGAACCATGCACATCCCTCCTGCTGTTTTTTTAAGCGTAGCACTGGTATTTAAAAAAATAAATTCCCTTTCAAATCAGCAACAACACGCTTTGTTGTCATCATTAATCACAATTCGTGTTGACCAATAAAACACAATATGTGATTATCCACCCATCGAAACGAAACATCGACAGCTGAGCGAAGTTAACCAGCGGCGAAGTGGAGATTCGGTCAGTCGAACGGCGCGACAGTAAACCATGCGTCGGACGCCCGGCGGGCTCAGGGAGAGCGGCAATGGTGCGTAACTGGAATGTTTTGGGGTGTGGTGGGCAGCTGATTCGTGATGCTCGCGGATCAATCCGGTCCACGAATCCACCAAACCGACCAAAGCATTTCTCCCGCATCTGCGGGTAACTACAGAGGGTTTTATGGCAGAGGACGATTATACGATGGGCGAGTTTTGGCGAGACATGAAGCCAGAACTTAAAGAGCGGCGCAGGATAGCGCGCAACTCAGCACATGAAGGGATGAAGGCATTCTTTCAGCGCAATGGAGTTGAATTCGAAGAGGGAGGAAATACCCTCATATTTCGCACACCGCAAGGCACTGTTGCTTATTACCCGCCAAGCAAGCGGATGCAGCATAAAACCACATGGCGAACATGCAGCCCTACAGCATGCATGAATTACGTCAACAAACTCAGGGTCGCCTAACCAGCGGCTTTTTTCATACCCAAACGGGTTCAAAGAGCCTGTTTCGTTATGACAATCGGCGGCCATCCACCGCCAATTGAAACACTGAATAAATGCGTTGAAGTCTTGTATTAACCGTTCCGTTCGCCGCGATAAGGCCAAGAGGATTTATGAGTGATTTGGAGTTTGGCTTAAAAATATACGCCTTATGGTTTGTTGGGATGTTTCTGCTCGGCATAGCAATCAACTTGCTGACTAAAAAAGAACATCGCCAGACACTTTCAAAACTAGCCATTGACCATGTACGCATGTCTTCCGCAATAACCATTGTGGGCCTGATTGTGTGCGGTATGGGCTGGTTCTTATTCAAGGTGGTGTGAGATGACAGTAACCCACAACGGTAAGCAGTACACCGCCAAAAAGGTCAACGATAACGAGTGGAAACTGACATCGGTATCGGCACCGCGCGACAAGCTGACGCTGAACCGCTGGCAGATGCATATCGCTGGCCTCCTGGAACAGGTTGAGGTGAAGGTATGATTGGAATGCACTATGGCACCGCATCAGTGCCACGTAGCGAGGTTTTACCGGGCACAATGCTGCAACACCATGGCAAAACCTATCGCGCCTCTGCGAACGTTGAGAAAGGCCTGTACGCCTTCAACATCTTCGAAAAAACCATCATCAAAAGTGATTCCGTCGTTGTGCTGCTGAATGAGCGCGGCGAGCCAATGGTTCACTGATACCAACCACCCTGTTCAACCGATCGGCCTGGCATTACGCGGGCGGGATCTGCACATCCAAATTTCAGGAGAAACCATGAGCGAAGTAACGGACTTAACTGTCATCGAAATCAAGCCGGAGCAGGCACCAGTGCTTTACGTAGCCGGCGGCCTTGACGCTTACCTCGAGCAAATCCGCCAGGCAGTAAACGAAGTGCCGGACCTGTCCACGAAGAAAGGGCGTGATCGCGTCGCCTCTCTGGCGGCGCAGGTGTCACGCAGCAAGACGGCAATTGAAAAGCCGGGCCGTGAGTACCTGAAGCGCCTGAAAGAGGCTGTGCGTCCCGCTGAGGCCGAAATTAAGCGATTCGTTGATGCGTGTGACGAGCTGCGCGACGCGACCCGCCGCCCACTCACAGAATGGGAAGCCGAGCAGGAACGCATCAAGGCTGAAGAAGCCATGAACGCGCTGCACGCCGAAGCGCTGGTGATTAACGAAGAGTTCGACCGCCAGCGCGCCGCGCAGATCGAGGCAGACCACGAAATGGCTCTGCTGATGAATGACAAGTTTGACCGTGACCGCGAAGAGCAGCGCCGTCAGGGGGAACAGGCTCAGCGTGAGCACGAAGAGCGCATTAAGCGCGAAGCGGCAGAACAAGCCCGCCGTGATGCCGAAGCTAAGCACAAAGCAGAGATTGAAGCCGCAGCGCGCCGTGAGGCTGAAGAGAAAGCTCGCGCTGAAGCTGCGGAACGCCAGCGCATCGAAACTGAGCAGCGTGCGGCACGTGAGAAGCAGGAAGCGGAAACGCGTGCACGACGCGAAAAAGAAGAAGCCGTTGCCGCCGAGCGCCGCCGCCTGGAAGAGGCAGAAGCAGCCCGTCTGGCCGAAGAGCAGCGCAAAGCTGAAGAAGAAGCGCGCCGCGCCGCAGACAAAGAACACCGCCGCACTATTAACCGTCGCGTTATCGCCGACCTTATAGATCAGGGCATCCCCGAAGAATTCGCGCAGAAAGCACTGCTGGCGATCGCTGGCGGCAAAGTGCAGGACGCGCACATCAAATATTGAGGTGACTCATGAATATCACATGCGAGTGCGTAGACATGCGCACATCTGTAGGCCCCCACAACACTATCAAAGTTGAGATGGAAGGCGTTGTGCTGGCCGGTACCGTTAAAACCCGTGACGTACTCCCCCAACTCGACGGCGCAGAAGTCATCGAATGGCTGGCTGAGCAGGGTTACATCATCACTCATCAGGAGCGTGCAGCATGACGGCGGCAGAACGGTGGGATGAAGAGTCATTCCTGCGACTTATGCGCGACGTGCTGCCGGAAAAGCCGGAGAACGACGACGAGCCAGTAAACCTGGCCGCCGAGCGGCAGAACCCGGTCATTAGCTGGGATGAATTTGCGGGGAATTACACATGAACCTTGATGAATTAGATGCGCCATTTGCCAGCGAGGATATTGAGTGGCGCATTCAGCAGGCGGGGAAAAACAATAACGGCATCTGGGCAAAGGTGCTGGCCTACGTAACTAACCGCGCAATCATGAAGCGGCTGGATGAAGTATGCGGCAAAGCTGGCTGGCGTAACGAATACCGCGATATTCCGAATAACGGCGGTGTTGAGTGCGGTATTTCCATCAAAGTTGATGGCGAGTGGATCACCAAGTGGGACGCCGCAGAAAACACACAGGTTGAAGCTGTGAAAGGTGGTCGCTCTGGCGCCATGAAGCGCGCTGCTGTGCAGTGGGGTATCGGTCGTTACCTCTACAACCTGGAAGAAGGCTTCGCAGTGGTTTCAGCAACGCGCGCGCCAGGGTTCCAGTACGCCAAATCAAAAGAGGTTGGTGTTTTCTACTGGAAGGCGCCCGCTCTACCGGGATGGGCATTGCCTTCAGGAACACCAATGGAGCATGACCAAAAACCGCAAGATGGTCACCAGCGGCCAGACCATGCACATCAGTCCGTGGATGCGGACAAAATTCTCGCCGAATTCTCTGCATATGCTGGCTCTGAAAACGATAGCGATCGGCTTAAGCATCGCTATGAAGACACATGGAAATTGCTTAACGGATTTGCTGAGCACCAGAACAAATGCAAAGACGTTACTGGTATTCGACTCAAAGAACTTAAACAGGCGGCGTAAATGGCTAGCAAAGGCGTAAACAAAGTGATCCTCGTCGGTAACCTCGGGCAAGACCCCGAGGTACGTTACCTGCCATCCGGCGGCTCAGTGTGCAGTCTGACGCTGGCGACATCAGATTCATGGCGAGATAAAGCCACTGGTGAACAGAAAGAGCAAACGGAATGGCACCGCGTCGTTCTGTTCGGAAAGCTGGCAGAGGTAGCTGGTGAATATCTGCGTAAAGGCTCTCAGGTTTATATCGAGGGCCAGCTGCGCACCCGCAAATGGACAGATCAGGCTGGCGTCGAGAAGTACACCACGGAGGTGGTGGTAAACGTCGGCGGCACAATGCAGATGCTTGGTGGCCGTCAGGGCGGTGGAGCGGCACCGGCGGGTGGCAGCCAAACGCAGGGCGGGAATCAGTTCAGCGGCGGCGCACAGTCTCGTGCACAGCAGCACTCGGCACCCGCCCAATCTAACGAAACGCCAATGGACTTCGACGACGATATCCCCTTTTGAATCATCTCCCGGTCAGGAGAAACCAATGAACAAATTTACCCCCGAATATCGAAAACATCTTCTCCGGCCAATCCCTGACCGGAAACTTAGCCCGCAAGAACGCGCCGATCGCAAAGAGCTTTACCAGATCATCCGTGAGGAGCGTGAGAACGATACATCACCGGCAAAACCATCTACTTACAGACCATGTGATCCATATCTGAATGACAACCGCAAAGGTCTTGGCGGTGCTTCAAGGAGTGACTAATGACTCACGCTCACGACGACATCAGGGTTGGCACACTGTGCCTTCCCTTCATTGGTAAAGGCTGGCTAATGCCATGGGGTGAAGTGGTCAGCAATCCATTAAAGGCGCAGCGGCTCGCTGAGGAATACCGGGAAAGGCAGGAGGCGGCATGAAATACGGAAGCGTGTGCAGCGGCATCGAAGCTGCCAGTAAAGCGTGGGAACCTCTCGACTGGAAACCTGCCTGGTTCTCTGAAATCGAACCTTTTCCCTCAGCGGTCCTTGCCCATCACTGGCCGGAAGTAACCAACCTCGGCGACATGACCAAAATCGCCGATGCGGTGCGCGCTGGTGAAGTTGAAGCGCCTGATGTCCTGGTCGGTGGTACGCCCTGTCAGGCATTCAGCATCGCCGGCTTACGAGAAGGCCTGTCAGATGACCGCGGCCAGTTAACCCTCTCTTACGTGGAATTAGCCAATGCAATCGACGCAAAGCGCCGCGAACGCGGTGAGCCAGAAGCAATCATCGTCTGGGAAAACGTCCCCGGCGTGCTCAGCAGCAAAGACAATGCCTTCGGGTGCTTTCTGGCAGGACTTGCCGGAGAAAGCAGTGAATTACAGCCAGCAGGGGGAAAATGGACGCACGCAGGTTGTGTGTCTGGACCAGAAAGGGCTATTGCCTGGCGCGTCCTTGATGCTCAATTTTTCGGAGTGGCCCAACGCCGCCGCCGTGTGTTCGTTGTCGCAAGCGCTCGAAAAGGATTCGATCCCTCAGCGGTACTTTTTGAGTTCGACAGCGTGCGCCGGGATTCTGCGCCGCGCCGAGAAACGCAAAAGGCTGTTGCCGCCCTTACTGCACGAGGCGTTGGAACGTGTGGCGCAGATGACAATCAGGCACAAGCTGGACACCTGATCGCTATGACGCATGACCAGGGTGGTGACGAGATTAAAACGGACGGTCCAACTTCTGAACTCACCTGCAACCACGAAGCGCCGATTGCAGCTTACGGAATTCCTGGCAACTGGATAGGCCGCGCTCCGGAAAACGGTGGTAACGCAACTGAGCCAATGGTTGATGTTTCCCCATGTCTGACTGTAGCTGACCGCCACGGAGTAGCCTATGCCTTTGCCGAGAATAGCCATGGAGAAGTTCGGCTTCAGGATGGTGACGGAGGCATTACCGACCCGCTTTCAACCGGAGGCGGCAAGCCTGGACAGGGCTATCCGGCAGTGGTCGCCTTTCAGGAGCGCGGTCGCGCTGATGGTCGCAGTCTCGAAATCAACGGAGATCTGGCTTACGCACTGACTGCGCCGAACGGTGGCGGCCGAGCGCAGGAACGCAATATTGCAGACTTCCGCACTATGGCCGTGCGCCGACTTACGCCGATTGAGTGCGAGCGCCTTCAGGGCTTTCCTGATAATCACACACTGATCGGATGGCGCGGAAAGGATGCTGCTGAATGCCCGGACGGGCCGCGCTACAAAGCTATCGGCAATAGCATGGCGGTACCGGTAATGCGATGGATTGGTGAGCGCATCGCCGCAGCGCTGCCAGCAGAGAAGTTGAATGGTGATTATGGCGGAAGTAAAACACCGCTCGACCAGCGCGACCTCTGGCGTACTCCACCAGCCATCTTCGCTTCCCTTGATGCTGAGTTTTGCTTTCAACTTGATGCCGCCGCAGCGCCGCATAACACCCTGTGCCGGAAGTTCATCACCGCCGAGCAAAACACGCTGGAAACGCCGTGGGCTGATTACCTGAACGTTCCAGGCTACGTCTGGCTCAATCCACCATATAGCGACATCACTCCGTTCGTGAAAAAGGCCGCCACCGAGAGCGCCAATCATATCGGCACGGTCATGCTGGTTCCGGCAGACACATCGGTTAGCTGGTTTAAGGAGGCTATCCAGACCGCCAGCGAGGTTCGCTTCATCACCGCCGGGCGGCTGGCTTTTATCAACCCGGTCACCGGTAAGCCGGTCAGCGGAAATAACAAAGGGTCGATGCTCATCATCTGGCGACCGTATCCGCGTACACACTGCCACTTCGCAACTGTGGACCGGGACGAGCTGATGGCTTTCGGGGCGAAACTTCTCGCCCGTCGGGAGGCCGCATGACGCCAGCAAATGAAAACGCCATCCGCGCCGCCTGCCGCCGCTGCACCGAGGAAATCCAGCAGGCCATGCGCAAGAAGCCAAAGCCTAACTGGAACGAAACGGTGCCTCCCATCATCAACAAGCATCACAAGAAAATTGAAGCTCTGGGAGTTAGCCTCCTGGAGTTCGTCGTCAAAACTGGCCGCCTTAACGGGCGGTTTGGAGCTGAACAATGACAACAAAAAAATGGGGTCATAACGAGCTTGCTCATGACCTTGCTGAGCATTTACGCCAGAACACAGCGCGCATCTGCTGGGAAGACATGCAGCTCGGGCCCGCCGGTACGTGCCGACCTGATGTCTACTCTATTGCTCATAGCTACAGCAAGTTCTGCCCTGTCGTCTATGAGGTCAAAGTCAGCGTAAGTGATTTCCGGGCTGACGTTACAGCAGGCAAATACACCAAATACTTTAACTACGCAGGCGGCGTTGTTTTTGCAGTTCCTGAAGGCATGATCAAGAAAAGCGACATCCCAGATGGTTGCGGCTTGATGATCCGGAAGGAAACTGGATGGCACACCCTTAAGGGGCCGACAATGCGCCAGATTGATACCCTTCCTCGCGATGCCTGGATGAAACTGCTCATGGATGGCATGACCCGGCAGGCAGAGAGGACCCAAATAAAAAGCCGCGTAATCAACACCTACCTCAGCGACCAAAAACTAATGAAGCGACATGGCAACGAAATCGCCGATCTTGTTTGTCGAGCACGTCGGTCGAAGGAGCGCCTTGAGCAGCATATTAGGGATAACGATGAAAGGCTGAAGACGCTGCGCCAGGAAAGCGAAGAGGAGTTGCAGCGCCGACGTAAGCGCCGGGAGGAATCGGAGGAAAGGTTAACCGACGCTCAGCAAGATCTGGCGAAAGCGCTAGGCCTCGACCCGAATGTCCCTATGTATGTTCTTACAAGGACGCTATGGGAAGCAACGCGCAGACTCACCGAGGATGAAGAGATAAAGAGGTTGCGAGCAATATTGTCCAACCTTGAGCGCACGCTGAATGATGGTCTGAAACTATTACCCGGGGAGAAAGCCGCATGAACAAAGCCTCTCCAGTTGATCTGAGGAAGAGCCTCGAAATCGCCAACCACCTCGCACATATCGGGATTCGCTTCGTGCCGATCCCGGTGGCGACCGAGGAAGAATTCCAGACGCTGGCCACCGAGCTATCTCGACGGCTTGAGCAGATGGCAGTCGAAGCCGAGAAGAATGATGGCGGAGCAGCATGACGGCACTAATCACCCAGGAGCTTAAAGCTGCTTTTTTATTGCTGGCATTCACATTTAACCGAATTAACCGACAGTTCCGGGAGCATTGACCATGGACATCATCGATACAGCAGCAGAGATTGAAGAGCTTCAGCGTAACGCTGCCCTTTCCGATCACCGAGTAAACCGCAACGTCGTATCAGCTGAGCGTTGTGAAGAATGCGACGAACCAATTCCCGAACCACGGCGCGCTGCCGTTCCCGGCTGCCAGACCTGCGCGGATTGCCAATCCGTCATCGAGCTGAAGAATAAGCAAAGGGGGACCCAGTGAAAGAGCGCGGAATGATTTTTAACGGCGAGATGGTGCGCGCCATACTCGACGGGCGGAAGACGCAGACGCGGCGCATCATGAAAATTCAGCCGTCTGATGGCTTCCACCCAACGCATAACGGTTACGATCTGGATTTAAACGCCCACTGGTACACGCCTGGCGTGGTCGATAAAAACGGATACCTGCAGCCTGCTAAGAAGGATGTATTTGGCGTTGCCGATGATAATGAAGGCTACACCTGTCCGTTCGGTGCCGTCGGCGATCGCATCTGGGTGCGCGAAACGTGGGCTGAAGCTGGTGCTGGCGCGCCGGATCTGAAACTTTATCGTGCGAATTACCCTGAGCACGTTCCAACTCATTACGAGAATGTGCCGCCAGCTTCCGATATTCGCTGGACACCTTCGATTCACATGCCGCGCCGGGCCAGTCGCATCACACTGGAGATTACCGGCGTGCGGGTTGAACAGCTCGATAAAATCAGCGAAGAAGATTCCATTGCTGAAGGCACGCAGGGTGTCATTTGTCCTTCCTGCAAAGGCGACCCAGATTATTCAACTACACAATATGACCCAGATACATTAGCCGCTGTAGATGAAATCCCTTGCCAGTCTTGTGAGTCAAACAGAAGTAAATTTTTCGCGTTGTGGGACTCAATTTACGGTGAAGCAAATCACTACATGGGCGATTGGGTCTGGGTAATCGAATTTAAGGTGGTGCCCAATGTTCAGGATAATCCAGCCTAATACCTGGTACGCCGATCCCCACGGCGCACCCTGCAAAATCCTCCGCTCTACCCACGAAGTAATCCACTACATCCGCAACGGTCGCACCTGCATCGCCAGCATGGGCCGCTTTCAGCACGAATTCGAACCGCTGACCAAAGCACAGGCCGAGCGGATTGCCGAAGAAATCGAAACAGCAGAACACCTGAAGAAGTTGCGCGCCCAGCGTGTGGCATGAGGAGACAGCGTGAAACCTTACGAATCGAAGAAATCACAGTTCACCAGAAACCTGATCCGGCGGCGCCACGCTGAATGGTCAGAAAAGACCTTCGGCAATGTCGGCCCCATCGGACCTCTGAAGCACCTTTCGAAAGAGGCGCTGGAAGCTGCTGCCGATCCTTCCGACCTAAGTGAATGGGCTGATATGCAGTTCCTGCTTTGGGGCGCGCAGCGGCGCGCCGGTATCACCGATGAGCAAATCACCGCGGCGCTGGAAGAAAAACTAAAGGTGAACATGACCCGCCACTGGCCGGAACCGAAAGACGGCGAGCCGCGCCTTCACATCAAACCATGACGCAACTGATAGCCAGTTATGAGCTGGCTATTGGGTGCGAAAGCACTGCCTCACATCCCTTGATGTTATTGCCGCCTACGGGCGGCTTCTTTTTGCCTGGAGAAAACCATGAGCGACATTATTCAGTTGGTACCGAATAAATGGGTCACAGAGGAACTTTTAACTGCGACAACCGGCATGTCAAAGCACATGATTCAGCATGCTCGCCGGTCTACCTGGATGGAGGGAAAGCATTATCGCCATGTTGCCCCTGATATGGCACCTAAGCAAAACAGCCCAATCATGTATAACCGCGATGAGATAAACCACTGGATCGAGCACCAAAGCCCAGCGAAACGCCGGAGAATATCTGCTTAAATGTCCTTTGGCACATCAAACGAGGAATGATTATGGCAGCATACCCAACAGGCGTAGAGGTTCATGGCGAATCGTTACGCATATGGTTCATATATCAGGGGAAGCGTGTCAGGGAAAATCTCGGCGTTCCTGACACGCCAAAAAACAGGAAAATGGCAGGCGAACTTCGGGCTTCAGTCTGCTTTGCGATAAAGACAGGCACATTCAATTATGCCTCGCAATTCCCTGATTCATCGAACGCAGAGAAATTCAGCACTGTCAGAAAGCAAATCTCACTACTTGAACTGAAATCGAAATGGCTTGGACTTAAAGAGATGGAGCTGAGCCTCGGGACGTTGAGGCGTTACGATTGCCACCTCACAACCACTATCGAAACAATTGGTGAGCACAGGTATATCGGCAGCCTGAACACTGAAGATATCCTTAGTGCCAGGAAGGAGCTACTGAACGGCTGGCAGAAGACCAGACATGGCCTAAATCATCCACCCAAAAAGGGAAGAAGCGTTCCTACAGTCAATAGCTATATGGCATGCCTTGGCGGGATGCTGAGCTTTGCTTTCAAAAGTGGCTACCTGAAAACCGATCTGATGGCAGGTATTACCCCTCTCGCAAAAGAAAGACCCATTCCAGATCCTCTTACTTCTGATGAATATCAGAGAGTGGTTGCGGCCTGCCCAACGCTACAGTTTCAGAATATGGTTATCTTTGCGGTAAATACAGGCGTCAGGCATGGCGAACTAAGCGCGTTATCCTGGGAGGATGTGGATACTGTCAACTGGACTGTTACAGTGTCACGGAACTATTCCCTGAAGGGAAACTTCACCCTGCCAAAAACCAACGCCGGGATTCGAACAATACAGCTGACCCAGCCAGCAATTGATGCACTCAAGGCGCAAATGCCACTGACCAGAATGATGGCATCCCACAAGGTAAGCGTCAGCCTACGGGAATACAAAAAAAAGAGAACCGATGAATGCACCTTTATATTCTCGCCGTCCATTACTTCAATGAACGGTAAGAAGACGATGTGCTACGTCCCCGGATCCATTAATTCAGCCTGGCGCACTGCCCTGCGTCGTGCAGGCGTCCGACAAAGACGGTCTTATGAAACCAGGAACACATATGCGTGCTGGGCACTGGTCGCCGGAGCGAACCCAAATTTCGTTGCGCACCAGATGGGCCATTCGTCAGCGCAAATGCTATTCACGGTTTACGGTAAATGGATGACCGAGAATAACCATGACCAGGTGGGCATTTTGAACGCATCATTTACTCAAAATGCCCCACTGATGCCCCATAGAAAAACCGCATAACCTTAACTATCTGATTTAACATATTAATATCACTTCAATCATGATTCATCTGGATGAGCAAGGTCGGCTCTTTTGCCTTTAGCTTCCTGCCGGTAATGTTCTGTATCGCCATTCCTCTGGGTCTGGCGCGCGAAAATAAAGGCGTGGCGGCGTTTGCGGGCTTCGTTGGCTATGCGGTCATGAACCTTGCGGTTAACTTCTGGCTGACTGCCAAAGGGATCCTGCCCACGACCGACGCGGCGGTACTGAAAGCCAATAACATTCAGAGCGTGATTGGTATTCAGTCCATCGATACCGGGATCCTTGGAGCCGTGATCGCGGGGGTGATTATCTGGATGCTGCACGAGCGCTTCCACAACATCCGCCTGCCCGATGCGCTGGCCTTCTTCGGCGGGACCCGCTTTGTGCCAATCATTACGCTGGTTGTGATGGGTCTGTTTGGTCTGATCATCCCTCTGATTTGGCCGATTTTTGCCATGGGGATCACCGGTATCGGCCGCATTATCAACGGCGCGGGTGATTTCGGCCCGATGATTTTCGGTACGGGTGAACGTCTGCTGCTGCCATTTGGTTTACAGCACATCCTGGTTGCCCTGATCCGCTTTACCGAAGCCGGCGGTACCATGGACGTTTGCGGTCATTCCGTTAGCGGTGCGCTGACCATCTTCCAGGCCCAGCTGAGCTGCCCGACCACTCACGGCTTCTCTGAAAGTGCGACGCGTTTCCTCTCTCAGGGTAAAATGCCTGCCTTCCTCGGCGGCCTGCCGGGCGCAGCGCTGGCGATGTACCACTGTGCCCGTCCGGAAAATCGTCATAAAATTAAAGGTCTGCTGATCTCCGGCGTTATTGCCTGCGTGGTGGGCGGTACGACAGAACCTATCGAGTTCCTGTTCCTGTTCGTAGCGCCGGTACTGTACCTCATCCACGCCGTACTGACGGGCCTGGGCTTTACCGTGATGGCTGTGCTCGGTGTGACCATCGGTAACACCGACGGTAACGTGATTGACTTCGTGGTCTTCGGTATCCTGCACGGTCTGTCCACCAAATGGTATCTGGTGCCGGTTGTGGCCGCCATCTGGTTCGCGGTTTACTACGGGATCTTCCGCTTCGCCATCACCCGCTTTAACCTGAAAACGCCTGGCCGCGATACCGATACGGCCACCAGCGTTGAACAGGCGGTAGCCGGCACCATTGGGAAATCCGGATATAACACGCCGGCTATTCTGGCGGCGCTGGGCGGTGCGGATAACATTACCTCTCTGGATAACTGCATCACCCGCCTGCGTTTGTCGGTGGCGGACATGTCCAAAGTGGATACCAACGCACTTAAAGCTAACCGGGCTATCGGCGTGGTACAGTTAAATCAACACAATTTGCAGGTTGTCATTGGCCCGCAGGTACAGTCAGTGAAGGATGAGCTGGCAACCCTGATGCGAACCGTCGAAGCCTGA